TGATACTCTTTCTAGTTTATTGTTGTTAATAAATAATTTTACGTAATAATAAAATTGGAAACAATTTATTAGAAAGAGTATCATAAGTAGTCCCATTATAGTGTATAAATATGGTTTCAAGTTTTCAAATGCTATATTAATAATATTATTCATAATAGCTTCTAGGCGTTTTTTGTTTTTATCTTTTTCGCATTCTTTAAAAATAATACCTATAGTTTCGCTAGTTAGGTCACTGATAATAGATTTCATAAAGTGTTTTTTACTTATGACAAATAAAAAAATTTGTTTTATTTGTTTTTTTCGATAATAAAAAATCGAAAAAATAATACGTGTGTTTATTATTATCTTTTTTTTTATATAAGAAAAGTAAAATGAGTGCAGAACAACCAACTATGATTACTTTGGATAACAATAATTCGATTCAAATTTTGGCACAATATGTTGAAGTAGCTCAACAAAAGGGTGCTTATTTATTAACAGAAGCTGAAATCTTAAAACGTGCAATGGATGTTTTAATTAACAATATTCCAGATAAGGAAATTGATACAAATATGGCTAAACAATTTTTGATTCAAGGTGTTGTTAAGGGTCAAAAACACGGTTCGTATACATTGAATGATGCTGCATTGTTAAATAAAGTTGTTATGTTTGTTTCAAATACTCTTCCTCAACAAGAACAACAACCAGAACAACAACAACAACCAGTTCAACAAGGTGAACCAGTTGCTCAAGCTACTCCAGCTCCAGTTGTTCCAGCTATTGAAGACGACAGTGATGATTTGTCTGACTTGGCTGAACCAATTCCTTTGAAACCAAAGGAAGTTTAAAAAATAACTGTAATTTAAAAAATAACTGTAATTTAAAAACTAACTGTAATTTAAAAACTAACTGTAATTTAAAAACTAACTGTAATTTAAAAAATAATTGTGATTTAAAAGTAAATAACTAATTATATTAATGTTTTTTGATTTAAACATTAATAATTATATATCTTATATGAAAAGAGAATTTTTTGGAAGTGCTATATTTTTTAGTTTCTTAGTTGGTGTCAATTATATTTTGAAAAATATGTATGATCGATATAGTGATGACAGAGAAAGTGAAAGAGAAAGTCTAGATAGCACTGAAAGTGAAAATCAAAGTGGCACTGAAAGTGAAAGTGACACTGAAAGTGAAAATGAAACTATTACAAAATACAACTTAGATCATATATCGGAGAATATATATGAAGATATAGCTGACGACAATGATATAGCTGACGACAATGATATAGCTGACGACAATGATATAGTTGACGACAAAGATATAGTTGACGACAATGATATAACTGACGACAAAGATATAGTTGACGACAATGATATAACTGACGACAATGATATAGCTGACGACAATGATATAGCTGACGACAATGATATAGCTGACGACAATGATATAGCTGACGACAATGATATAGCTGACGACAACGGTATACCTGATGATTGTAGTCCTATAGATGTTTTAGATTCTGTTATAAAGATTGTTTTAGATACAAAGATTGAGGATGATATAGAAATGTTTCAAAAGGTGTTGGATAGAAAACAATATTTGTTAGGTTTGAATGATAAGTTATCAGAGATAAGAGAAAGATTAGAAGATTTAAAAAATGAATTGAAACATTAAAAATGATTTACATAACTTTTACACGATAGGTACCGTTATAATTAGATCCAGTTTTGTTTAGAAGTATTCCTGAATTTGGTGGCCAAGTAATGTTTAAAAAAATACTTGTTCCATATCCGGGCGATGCGACTGTTCTGACGATATGTGCTTGTTGTGAACTTTCACTTTTAGTTACATGAAAAATTCCAGATGGTCCATTGAAGACTAAATTACTGATTGTTATAACGTAACTTCCTTTTGCATAATTAGATATTGTTGTTGTGTTTGTGCTTGTCAATGTTATATTGGATATTACTATATCCAAATCATCAACGTATTTTTTTGTTGCGGCGTCTTGTGCGTTTATAGGATTAGCGACATTTGTTATATTTTGTAGAATACCAGTATTACTTAACATATCAATTGAACTTTTTGATATATTACTGTTACCGATAGTAGAGGAAGTGATATTTATATTTTGTGCTTGACCACCGTCAATAAAAACATTTCCTTCTAAACACACGGACATTTATGTGCTAATATAAAATTAAGATGTAAAAAATATTTGCGATTTACACGAATGAAACTTTAATAACCAACTCGGGTTAAATCTATGAAAAAATTGAATCGGGTTAAATTTATGAAAAAATTGAAAAAAAGAATTTCCATTGTATAAGTTAGATGCCATTTTTGAAGAAAAGTGTAAAATATTCTAAAACTAAGGTTTTAAAAGAAGATGTATTATTGAAGTCGTTAGAAAAAAACGGAGAGTTTAGTATTAGTAAAGATGTAAATATTAGTAAAGATGTAAATATTAGTAAAGATGTAAATACAGAAATTTCTTACGATTATATTATTTCAAATAATAATAAGAAATATTATTTACTAATTACGAAAAAACAGTTATTAGAACAACAAAAATCCAATCTGGAATACAAGAAATTGTTACATTTTTTTCCTGATCAATCTAGTAATGATAATAATTTATTGGAAAACGATACGTTATCTGATTTTTATTTAGAGATTGATTCTTTTTTCGATGATGAATTTTTATTAGAAGGTTATTTGTATAAATCAGATGATAAATATGAATATTTACTAACAGATATTTTAGTTAGGAACAACGATATAGTTAATGTATCTTTTGAATTACGTTATTCTTTATTGAATGAAATTATACAAAAGATAGGTAAAGTGTATTTAAACAAATGTGTTGGTGTTAATTATTTGACAATCAAAATACATCCTGTATTTGAAACAACTAGTATTAAAACAACTAATATTTTATCTAAAAATATAATTTCCTCTTATTTAACATCATCTACAGCAAATTTACTAGATACTCACTTAAATATACATATCAATGAAAGTAATATCAAAAAAAGTAATATGACAATTTCAAGTGAATATGATAGTGATATGACAATTTCAAGTGATTATGATAGTGATATGACAATTTCAAGTTTGTTAGCATCAACAGCGCATTAAATTTTTATGAAAAAATTGAAAAAAAGATATGTTTATAGAGTTATTATATATTTTAGTAGATGTCATTTTTGAACAAGAGTGTAAATTATTCTCAAACTACCGTTTTAAAAGAAACTGTATTATTGCCTTTATTGAAGTCGTATAATAATTTTGTATTAAAAAATTCTGGTGAGTTTAGTATTGATAAAGATGTAAATACAGGAATTTCTTATGATTATATTATTCCAAATAATAATAAGAAATATTATTTACTAATTACGAAAAAACAGTTATTAGAACAACAAAAATCCAATCAAAAATATGATATATTACATTTTTTTCCTGATCAATATAATAATGACGATGATTTATTGGAAACGAATAGATCATCTGATTTTTATTTAGAGATTGATTCTTTTTTTGATGATGAATTTTTATTAGAAGGTTATTTATATAAATCAGATGATAAATATGAATATTTACTAACAGATATTTTAGTTAGGAACAAAGATATAGTTAATGTATCTTTTGAATTACGTTATTCTTTATTGAATGAAATTATACAAAAGATAGGTAGAGAGAAATTGATGTATTTAAACAATCATATGTCAATCAACATACATCCTATATTTGACGATGAAAATCAAAATTTAGTAAAAATTTTTAAAAATAATTTTATATATAATACTCAGATTCGGTGTTTAGAAAAGGTTTGTAATTTCAATAAACGACGTTATATTGATATAAAGATTGATAAACAAGACAAGAAAAATATTGAAAAAGGTAAATATACAGATGTATATAATGTATATAATTATGAAACTAATAATTTTGAAGGAATATTATATATAAAAGGAATACGTGAATCTCAACGAATGCGAGTACTTTTCGGTGACAAATATACAATTGACAGTGACACAAAAGTAAAGATAAACTGTATATGGAATCAAGTTTTTTCTAAATGGCAACCAATTTTCAATTAATTAAAAACTGAATTTGAGTTATTTTGTTAAATAAATACAATACTTTATGAAAAGTTTAAATATCGTAAGAGACTCTATTGATAAATTATATAAACGTAAAAAGGATACGTATTGTGTCTATAAAAAATGTAAAAATTATAAACTTCGTAACAAAAATTTATGTAGGCCTCACGAAAAAAAAATGGTAAATCAAAGTACACAAGAATATATTAAAATTTTAGTAACAACAGTTATAACAACAGTTACAACACTTGCATTATTATCTATGTACTTTATATATAATTTTGACTTTGATTTTGATACAGGATTTAAATACGTTTGTGAAAATGTTAAAAAATCGATAGAATATAGTACGTATATATTTTCTAATGTTTATTCGAATGTTAATAATGGATTACATGTCCATTGTTCTGTTTTAACAGATGTACAAGATGAGTTTTTTGTTACAAAAAATACGATATATTGTATTTTAACAGATATTCAAAATAAGTTGTTTAGGTATATTAAGTATTAATTACTTTTTTTATATTAAATATTAATTACTTTTTTTATATTAAATATTAATTACTTTTTTATACTTTTTTATTTTGTTTATTAATATTATATATGTTATATAGTAGTAATTTTGACGATTCTAATTTTGAAAACGTAAATTGGAGAGAATTCAATAGAACTATTGATGATCCTTGTGCAATTCAACAAAAAAACAATGATAACAATAAAAAAATAAAATACATTACTACCAATCACGTAGATCTTTTACAAGCAAAGGATACATTAAATTTTTATGGAATGACAATAAAAGATCAATTATTTGTACCATCTGAAAATATTGATTCAGATTCATTTTTGCGTTATGGTAAAAGTGGTGGTATTATGACAAATCCTAATATCAAGAATGTATTTGGACAATTACCATTCCCAACAGTTCCATCTAAATATCAAACTGCACACGGTAACTTTGAAGTAGAAAATGATTTAAGACCTAGTTCTATAGAAATAAACAAACAAAGTTGTAATCCACACGATAATCAATTTTATAAAAGATCTTTTACTATTTTTGATGGAATTGAAAACCCAGATCCATTAAAAAGTATTGAAACAAAAGATTTTGGCCCAAGAGGCGGTGTAAATAGCAGATTCTCGAAATAATCGGTAAAAAAAACATTTATATAAATCTAATATTTTATATAAATCTAATATTTTATATAAATATATTTTATATAAATCTAATATTTTATATAAATCTAATATTTTATATAAATTGGATCTTTTATTTAAATTGGATCTTTTATTTAAATTGGATCTTTTATTTAAAATACATTTCTATGATTGAGTTCTTTACGACGTTTTTCCAAGGTGATAATTTTAAAAATGAATGTATTTTGGAGTGTTTTATTAATAGCATTAGGAGGTGTTGTATCATCACCAAAGTAAAAAACATCACCTAATGAATCTAATATTTTTATAGTCATTCTTGAGAGATTTGCTTTTGGTGTTTTGTAGTATTTTACTGTATTTTCGTGAATTCTTTTGTCTATTTGCATAAAACCTCCAGGTTTAATAGGGGTATTGGGTTGTAAAATTGCAAATGAATCTGATATATTTTTATCATTTGATAATACTACATCACTTATTTCACCTATATTTAATAATAAATACGGTTCGTCCTCTACATTGTTTGTTGCTGGAATAATAGCTTGAATTAATTCAACTGAATATATATTTTTGAATTCGTTTGGTAATTCTATAGTATAATTATTTACACTAGGATAAATAGTACGATCTCTATCTTTTGAAGAAATACTTAGATAATGCGTATTTTCTTCGTATTCCACATTAGATTCGTTTGATAAACTGTGTTTTGTATTATAAGAATCGCCGTAAACATCATTATAATTATTTGTATTCCAATCATTTGTATTACTTTGTGAGTAGTTATGTCGTGAATATCTTTCATACGGTTCACCAAGTCTATTTGACATTATTCTATTATTAAGTAATAAAATAAATTCAGATATTATAACTTACTAAAATTTATTAAGTAAAATATGAATTAAATTTAAAAAGTACTTTAGTTTATATTACAAACCCTTTTATGGTTGTGTCAGACAATGATAATGACAATGATAATGGCAATGATAATGGCAATGATAATGACAATGAAGAATTTCTCGAATTGCAAATTTTATCAACGGAACAACCTGTATGTTGTGTTTGTTTAAATACAATTTATGATTTGTATGTTGAATTACATTGTTGTAAACAACATATTCATAAAAAATGTTTAATAGAATGGATTTTAAATGAATCAAATTTAAGACCTAAATGTCCTATATGTAGATGTGTAATTTATAGTTTGGACAGTCGTATAGAAATGAGAGATTTTATTTTGGTATTACACGATATTTTAAATAATAAAAATAAAACTATTGATAAACATAGATTAAAAAACCTTTCAAGTATATTTTTTAAAAATGAAATGATTTTTGAATATTTATTTATATCAGATGTTGTAGAGGATGATGATATTAATGAAAGAGTTCCGTATTTTAATTTAACATCTGCAATATGTCTTTTAATATTAATTATATTAATGATAAATTTATTTTTTATGTTGTGACCAAAATTTAAATATGATCAAAATTTAAATATGATCAAAATTTAAATATGATCAAAATTTAAATATGATCAAAATTTAAATATGATCAAAATTTAAAAACAAATAATTTACATAAAAGACACCGATGTCTTTATTGGATATAGAGAGATATGTTATGAATGATATATGTTGTATATGTTTAGACATAGATGATAAAATGAAGATATTAAATTGTTGTCATAATTCTATACATACAGAGTGTTTATTTTTGATTTTTTCAGAAAAGTTATATCAATGTCCTTTATGTAGAGCTTTTATAAATCCAAAAGAATATTTTACAACACATTAATGTTAAATACAAAAGTTGATTCTGAAAAATTGAATGTGTTTTTGTGGAAGATTTCTGATAACACGTGTGATTATTATTATAATAAAATGTTGATTTTAAATTTAATGAATAAAAAAGACAAAAAAATACATTTTATTAATTATATCAAGTGTTATTAATTATATCAAGTGTTATTGATTTGTATATTTTTTATTATGTCTAATACGGTTGATTATATCCATTAAAATAAAAGTTTAATTTAAAAGTTATAATACAATATAATATATGAATTTCGTGTTATTATGTGGTGTTGTATTATTATTTTGTATAGATTACTTTATCGTGTATAAAGATACAGTTAATCGTAACAAAGATTTAACAGAAAAGCAACGTGCTCATATTTTGTCTATAAAGGCATCTACAACATTAGTTATATTGAGTATATATTTCAATTATAAATTTATAAAAAATGATTTCGATGTGGATTTGTATAAAATGGATATAGAAAACGGTAATAATTTTGTTGTTTTATTAAGTGTATGTAATTTGATTGCATACTTTATAACCGATTGTTATATAGGTTATAGAAAATACAACAAGTATTTATGTACACTAGCAGGATATCCTCATCATATTATATATACATTTCTTAGCATATATGCTTTATTTTATGATGCATCATCATTTTATTTATTATTTATGATAGAAGAATTACCAACTGTTATTTTAAGTACAGGTAATTATAACAAATTTTTTAGAAAAGATTATCTGTTTGGTTTTACATTTTTTTGTATGAGAATTTTGTACCATTTGTATTTAGTTTTTAAATTTAGTGCTACTAAATTATATTTAATATTAGGTATTGTTTCATTTAGTGTACATAGCTTTTGGTTTAAAAACTGGTTTACAAAATATTTTTTACAAAGTAAAGATAAGATTAAAGTTAATAAAAAGAAAAAAAATGTTTGATTTTATATAAATTTTGATTTTATATAAATTTTGATTTTATATAAATTTTGAAGAAGTTATATTAAGAGGTCGTTTTTCATAAATTTTACAAACTAATTATTTTGAGTTTATATTGTGTTAATCCTCCTATACCATTTGGATAAGGTCTATATAATAATTGTGGCAGTGCATTATTTGGCCATTGTATATCTAATTGGTCATTATGTAATCCTTTTACTGATATTAATCTGGTAACTGTACCAGGTATACTAGTTCCACCGCCGACTTTTCCAATCATAAATATTGCATTTGTTCTTGAAGTGTCAGTATTTGGTTTAATGAAAATAAGAAATACACCATATGTATTAGGGAAATCTGTAATAGTGACAGGTGTAGTGGAATTATTGTTTAGTGTTATATATGTTGTTACATCTGCATTAGAACCATTTATTGTATTAACTGTAAGATCGTTTGCAATAAGATTATTTAAATGTAAATCAGAGTAATGAGCAATTGATGTAGTTTCTCCAGGTGTTTTGCTACTACATATAAATGCAAACTCATTCGCACTTTCATCCCATATCATCATTACAAATTCGCAAGGATATAATGAGTAATCTGATGTGTTATCTAAAATAGTAGATAAATCCATCCCTTCTACCGGAGTGGGATTATCTAAAACTCCGGTTTGATCACTCGTACTGTAAATTGTTGCTATACGCGTTGGACCATTGTAACTTTTAATTCTTCTAACTTGACCAGCACCTGTTCCTGATGTTACCTTAACCCACCATCCATTATAATAATCATCTAGACCATTTGCATCTGAACTTAAATGTATTGTTGTGGTAGTATTTCCAGTACTTTGAATAGTACCAGAATGATCAGGTATATCACCAACGACATCACCAAAAGCAGAATCATTTGCTGATTGATAACGTTTTACAGCTAAACCTCCATTTGATGTATTAGAAGGAGCATTGTTTACAGTTATTATATTGTCATTTATAGTTACAACAGTTGATTCTATAGTTGTAGTTACACCCTTTACATCTAAATTACCATATATAGTAGTTGTACTATTAGATGTACCTATATATATAGGTGTATTGGGTGTTGCTGTAGCAATCTGAACACCATTTACTAAATCTGCACTTTCTAATTGAATTTTACCCCTTGCCGACATATTTATACCACCAGATATGTGTGTTGTACTTAAATTAATCGCATCATTACCAATGCCAGTTGATGTTATGTTTACACGTGAATTTGTATTACCTGTTACACTAATATTAAGATCTTGATGATCAGCATAAGTTGTATTTGTATATGTACTTTGAGCACTATATGTTGTCATAACGATAGATCCACCAGTTTGAGTTGATACGTTAAATCCATTTCTACCTGTTCTTATACTAGTTTGTCCAGATGATTCATCTGGTTGACTAATAAATATATTACCTGTTAATGATGTTGTTAATATTTGTAAAGCTGTATTTGTAACATTTGTACCAGAACTTTTTAATATCAAAGCAGAATCTGTTGGATTAATTAAACCAACCGTAAGATTTTGATCATTATTAGCTGATTTTACAATATATTCAGACGGAGCTGCTTGTGAAATCATTGAAATACTCCCTGATGTATTTGTAACAAGATTATATCCGCCAGAACCAACAAGTTGAGACATACTACCACTCCCTAAACCATTTGCATTAGAGATTCGAATATTACCATTTGCATTAGAAGTATTAATTACTAAAGCTGTATTTGATAAATTTGTACCCGAACTTTCTATCTTTAATTGTGAATCAGTTGATCCATTTAAATTTATGGTTAGATTTTGATTGTTTGCATCAGAATTCACAACAAAACTTCCATTGCCTTTGTTTGCTGTTATTGAAATATTTCCATTAGATGTAGTTTCTGTTATTCCACCTGAACCAGATATTATTTCTATTTTACCACCTACAGTACCAGATAATAATGATATACCACCATTACTACTGTCTGCAACTATATTAACAGCTTTATCACTGTTTATTCCAGCTTTTAATTCTAAAATACCAGTTAATGAATTTACATTAACATTTCCACCTGTGCTAATGAATTGTGCTGTATCACCAACTTTTATAAAAGCTGTATTACCACCAGTAACTGTAAATGGACCATTACGCGTATCAATATGTGTTTCTGTAAGACTTGTAATACCATATAATGTATTTAAATTTTCGTGTACATTTAATGTTTTTGTGATCCCAACACCACCTGCTACAATTAAAGATCCATCTGTATTACAAGTACTATTTTCATCACCGTTAATAATACATCTTCTACTAATGTTTATATCACCCCAACCAAATTGTGTTACATCACTACCTGTTTCTAATGTAACATCACCGTGAAATATAGTTGCCAAGGGTGTTGGCAAAGGCGTTGACATATATATAATTATTAATTATCTATATATTTTAATCAAATTTTGGACGTTACTTAATGTTAATTATCAATATTGCATTCTAAACCAATTTTTTGAACCTGCTTTTCCGTTGGGGAAAGCCCACTTGCAACATTACATAATTGACCACATCTATTTGATGGACAATAATAAGATGTTTTATTGTATTTAGGATTATTATAATCTATAAAAAAGTTGTAATTTTGAATATACTTGTTTAACGAAATGTATCGGTTTAATTTATATCCAGTATTTTCAAGTGTCGTATTAATTACAAAACCAGAATTATTAAAAAATCCTTCTTTGGAAAAATCTTTAAGTACACCAGCGTGTGTTGTTATAAAAACATTTAAATTTTTATTCTGTTTTGTTAATAATTTTACAAAATATTTAGCAAACCAATTCATAAATTCATTAATATCACCTGGTTCTATTCTCTCTATAGGAAATGTTTCAACAAATGAGAAATCAAAAAATTCTAATATACCAAGACTTTTTAAATGCGCTTTTTGTTCTTCAATTGTTTTTATAGAATAACTTGGTGTAACACGTATAATTTCTTTACTTTTTTGTGAATATTTATCCCTACTTGACTCATCTATCTCCCTTAAAAGAGGAAATACATAAATTTTATTAGGTGGGTTTTTCCATTTCCTAGTCATATAATACGATGTCTCCATACATCTTATAAGAGGTGAACAACCAACTACATTAAATGTATCTAACATCATCGCAGGTTCATTATTCGATATAGATTTAAAAATTTTATTAATTATACAACCATTGTATATAGAAGCCTCTACACCAATATTCGTAAGAACTGGATCGTTTAATGGTGTGATATTACTATCATTTTTTTGATTACCTTTTCCTAAAAATTTTTTTGCATATTCATATTCTAAAACACCAGATCTTATTAAATTTGACATTGCATTATGACATCCATAACCGTGACGTAGAAATGCAAAATTTATATTCATATAAAATATACTTACAAAATAAAAATTGGAATTTTTCCAATTAAATAAAAGAAATACAACCACATCACACTAAAAAACAGTTGTATAGAAAGTATTATCGAAGGGCAAAGATCTAAAAGTTTTAAATTTAAACTAAAGCTACTCTATATAGTATTCGTAAAATCAATATAGCAGAGCTATTCGTATATTGATTTGTATTTTATAAATATATTTGTATTTTATAAATATATTTGTATTTTATAAATATATTTGTATTTTATAGTGTATATTTTTGTATTTAAGCTAGAATTACATTTGAATAGATGTAGTTAATGCACGGAAACTAACATAACTACTAGTGTAATTTGCAATATTTGTTGAAGTATATTTAATTTGTCCTGCATTTGTAATAGAGAATGTATATCCAGTAGCATCACCAACATATGAACTATTGACTACCCAGTTTCCAGACTTTTGAACACCCTTTAAGTTGTAATATGCATATTTATGAGTGTTGTTATCTGTCAAAACAGTTACGGAAACAACAGCATCAAAAGCTCTTACAACAGAATTACTAAACAAGAATCCGGTAATATTTGCAGCAACAGCTTGAGCATTTGCTGTATTATACATACGTTCTCTTGAAATATCTCCTAAACTTGGAGATACATCGACTGTATTAAAAATAATAGAACCACCACTTGCAGATGTAGCACCAATAATAGGTGAGTAATCGTTTGTAGAAATAGTAACATTACCAGTTGTAACTGTCAAATTGTTTTCCAAAATAGAATCACCTGTAACATTTAAAGAACCAGCTGTAACAAATCCTTGAAGAATACTGTTACCAGAAACATTTAATGCACCAGCAGTAACACCACCTTGCAACCAAGATGAACCAGTTATATTCAAAGATCCACCAGTAAGACCAAGATGTAATAGTGAAGCTCCAGTAACGTTAAGAGAACCTGCAGTGACCCCAGCGTTAAATACAGAAGCACCACTGACAGTAACATCACCTTGTAAAAGAGATCCTCCAGTCACGAATAAAGAACCTGCAGTGGCTCCAGCATTGAGTACAGAAGCACCGCTAACGGTAACATCACCTTGGAAAAGAGATCCTCCAGTCACGAATAAAGAACCTGCTGTGGCTCCAGCATTAAGCACAGAAGCACCGCTAACGGTAACATCACCTTGGAAAAGAGATCCTCCAGTAACAAACAAAGAACCTGCTGTGGCTCCAGCATTGAGTACAGAAGCACCACTGACGGTAACATCACCTTGGAAAAGAGATCCTCCAGTAACAAACAAAGATCCTGCTGTGGCTCCAGCATTGAGTACAGAAGCACCACTGACGGTAACATCACCTTGGAAAAGAGATCCTCCAGTAACAAACAAAGATCCTGCTGTGGCTCCAGCATTGAGCACAGAAGCACCACTGACGGTAACATCACCTTGGAAAAGAGATCCTCCAGTAACAAACAAAGAACCTGCTGTGGCTCCAGCATTGAGTACAGAAGCACCACTGATGGTAACATCACCTTGGAAAAGAGATCCTCCAGTAACAAACAAAGAACCTGCTGTGGCTCCAGCATTGAGCACAGAAGCACCACTGATGGTAACATCACCTTGTAAAAGAGATCCTCCGGTAACAAACAAAGAACCTGCAGTGGCTCCAGCATTGAGCACAGAAGCACCACTAACGGTAACATCACCTTGTAAAAGAGATCCTCCGGTAACAAACAAAGAACCTGCAGTGGCTCCAGCATTGAGTACAGAAGCACCACTAATGGTAACATCACCTTGTAAAAGAGATCCTCCAGTAACAAACAAAGAACCTGCAGTGGCTCCAGCATTGAGTACAGAAGCACCACTAACGGTAACATCACCTTGGAAAAGAGATCCTCCAGTCACAAACAAAGAACCTGCAGTGGCTCCAGCATTGAGTACAGAAGCACCACTGATGGTAACATCACCTTGGAAAAGAGATCCTCCAGTAACAAACAAAGAACCTGCAGTGGCTCCAGCATTGAGTACAGAAGCACCACTGATGGTAACATCACCTTGGAAAAGAGATCCTCCAGTGACGAATAAAGAACCAGCAGTAATAGCTCCGTGAAGAACAGATTCACCAGTTACATAAAGATTACCGATAGTAGCAGATTTTAATGCTGCATTGTCCATAGTAACACTAGCTACAAGTAAATTGGTTACTGCCAAATTTGCAATAGTAGAAAGACCACTAGTATAAATAGATCCAGTTGAGACGGAAACATTTGCATACAAACTCTTTAATCTTACGTCAGCATAGTTATCAAAATTTTCTAATAGGTAATCAGTATCAGTAGCATCAGCTACATAAGCAAATCGTACTTCATCTTGTGTTTCAGCATAGTATTGTGCAAGATAACTCTTGTTATACAAATCAAAAGCTGTATTACTAGGAGTAGCAGGTAATGTATTACCTGAAGTTGCAAGAGCTGCAATACGATTTGATGCAGTATAACTTGTAATCTGAGCAGTACCTTCACTTGTTTTAACCCACCAACCTCTATAATAATCATCAGTTGCAGCTATATCCGATGACAAAGTAATTGTCAATTTATTTACTGCATCAAGTGTTCCGGACATAGCAGGATCACTAGCAGTAACATCAGATCCAGCACGATGAATCAATATACCACCATCACCACTACCAGCAGGTCCAGCATTGATAACAAGTGTGTTATCTTCTACATTAATAGTTTGTGTGTTGACATAAGTATAAGTACCTTGAACAAACAAACTACCCAAGATAGTAGTATCTCCTCCAACGTGAAGATTTTTAGCAATACCAACACCACCGTCTACAATCAATGCACCATCATTGATTCCTGTACTCTGAGTATCGTTGTAAATATGTTGAATACCACCAATACTTACATCTTTTTGTACAGCCATACCACCTGATAAAACAAAAGCACCAGAACTAGTATCTATAGTTTGATAGTCTGCATTAATACTGACACCACCATAAAGAACAAACGCTCCGGTTGTAGCATTAAGCGACTGTGTAGTATCGAATATTACAATAGGTTGCTCAAAATACATGGGTGAAAAATTTGAGGACATTTTATTATTTTATTATATATTTCTTCAATAATAAAATAACATGTTTTAAACGAATTCGTATTTTTTTAAACACATTTTCACGTTTTAAATAAAAATTACATAAATATATAAAAACTAAAAATTGATTTAAATTTACTAAAAGATATATAAGTACTATTGGATATGAAACAGTTTAAAGTAAATTCTATAAATGATTTAGAAATGTTATATTCTGTATTAAGAGATACTTATCCAAAGAATGAAATAGAAATTTTATTTAATTGGAATACAAAAGAATATAATGTTATAGTAACGGATAAATCTTATAAACACGATCCTGAAGTACCTGTAGATTTAAATATACAAGTTGTGTACGGTGATTCTGTAACTGGTGAAACTTGTATTTTATTACGAGATCCTAAAGATGATATTGTACAAGTGAAATCTATTAAAGATTTATGTAATGAATGGGTAGAGTATCCTGAATTCAAGATGTTTGATACATCCATAAGATTAGAAAAACAATATGGTATTTGTGATTTAGAAGTTTGGAGTGATCGGGGGTGGAATCCTATTAAAAAAGTTATTAGGCACAAAACTGATAAAAAGATTTATAGAATAACAACTGATACAGGTTTTGTTGATGTAACAGAGGATCATAGTTTATTATTATCAGACAAAACAAAGATTAGTCCAAAAAATGTAAAATCAGGAGATCTTTTATTAACAGATTATCCAAAAAAGTTTTCTTGTTGTGAAAATTCAAAGTTAAGTAATTCAATGTCACAATTATTAGGTATACATTATCAAAAAACATTTAATTCAATATCAGATGAGTTAATGAATACAACAGATGATATTGTAAATTCGTTTTTTACTGGTGTTTTATATAATTGTACAGAACCTTTTAATTATTATTCTGATGATATGAATAGTATTTCGAAATTTTATTATGTAGCAAAAAGAGCAAATTATAACATATCTATCAGTATAAAAAATAGTGATTATATTCTCACTATGAAAAAAAATCAGAATACCTTACATTGCGATTCACGTATTAAAGATATAAATGTTTATGATGTGTCCGATACAAATATATTTGTATACGACATTGAAACAGAATATGGATCATTTCAAGCAGGTGTAGGTGATATTATTGTATCAAATACGGACTCTGTGTTTCTTCGTTTTCAATATAATAGACAAGATTTTACAAAAAATAGGAGTGATACTTTTAGATTGGCAACTTTATGTGGTGATAATTTAACAGAAGATATATTTAATAGAAAACCTATCGAATTAGAATTTGAAAAGGTATTTCATCCATTTGTGTTATTAACGAAAAAACGATATATTGCTAACAAATATGAAAATACAAAAGATCCTTTCCAACTTAAATGCGTTGATGCCAAAGGTATTGCGTTAACTAGACGTGATTATTGTCCAATGGTTAAGAAATGTTACAAAAGAGTGATTGATACGATTTTAAATGACAAAACATCGACTGGTGAAATATTTGATGAGAATTTAGATTCAGTTAAACGTAGTACTGAAGTATATTGTAGTTTTATAGATAAAATATATAATTATGAAATTGACATTGATGATCTTGTAGTATCAGCAATGTTAGCAAGTAGTTATAAAACAAGACCTGTACACGTACAATTAGCAGAACGTTTAAAACAAAGAAAAGAAGAAGTACAGATAGGTGATAGGATACCTTATATATATATTGAAAGTAATGATCCTAAACAACAAAAATCAGAACTTGGAGAGGATCCTAGATATGCTGTACAAAACAAATTAAAATATAATAGAAGTTGTTATTTAGAACAATTAGCTAAACCATTATTAGGATTCTATAAAATTGTTCTAAAAGATCGTGAAGACTTGTTAGATCATATAATTGACTATACAAATGATATTTTAGTAAAATGCGGAGGAAAATCACTGAAACCAAGTGACTTTAAGATTGATGAATAATCGTTTCGTTGATTAATTGATTTAGTGGTTCGCGTGTGTGTATTCGAGTAGTTGTTTTTCTTTATACCAAGTTTCAAATTCTGTGATGTGATGTGCTTCATTAAATATAAAATATTTTTTAACAGGTTTATGTATAACAGATCCATGGGGGATTTTATTACTTGAAATATCATCAAATAGTTCATTTGTCACTAATGTTGTGCAAAATTCGCCTATATATCTTTTATTTTGAGAATTCATTCTATGTGCATATTTAACAAAATCTTTACCACATCTCCAAAAGTAAATTTCTGTTAAAGCGTGTTCACTGATTGGTTGTTTTAAAGAAATTTCTTTTACAATATTTTTATCATGTTCATTTGTTTTTATGTAATCAAAATTATTATTTCCATATGGGTTAAATGAAATTATTTGTAATAGAGATGATTGTTTGAAAATAAAATCTGTAAGATATTCTTTAACATTCCATTGTAACCATTGATTATCATTTGCTACAATTAATGGATTGTCATTATTTATGTATTGTTCTGCTAATAAAATAGAACATACATTTCCTTGTGTTTTTTGTTCAGATTTTATGATAATACAATTGGGATACATTGATTTTAATATATCATCAAATTTATGAATACGACATAAATGTTCTCGGATAATAAAAATATAATTTCCATCTATTTGTAAATTAGATGTAACCCAAAATAGAAAATGTTTATTCATTACATTTATTAGATTTCTTTCCATACGATAAGAACTTGTTAAGAAACGTCTATTATCACCCATTATAGGGATAACTATGTTAACAGATTTTTGAAATAATGTTTTTTCTCCAATTGTTTTGTTTTCATCTTGATAGTAAATAATACTCTGTAGTATAGATTCTACACAAATATTTTTTAAAAAACATATTTTTAGTCCTAGTTGTTCAGCTATCTTAATATTATTGTAATCCTTTTGTATTATTAGAATACTTGAAATATTTGTATTGTTGGATATAACGTGATTTATTATTTCAAAATAATATTCTTTAATACAATTGATATTAGTTGTATAAATCGATTCAAAAAACATATCACATTTTATTGTTTTTATTTCTCTATTTAATTCTTTTAAAGAATCGTTTCCTATTGCGTATAAAATATAACCTCTATTTTTTAATTCAGAACAAGTAGATAATAATATTTCAGAATCGTTTAAATAATTAGTGATGTTTATTACAATATGTTTAATCATTTTATATAATGTTATAAATTAAATAAATTAAATAACAACAATTACATGTATATTGGAATCGTAGTCGAAACATGTAATTGTTGATGTTTAATTTTTCTAATTAACATTTTTTTTTTATTTTAGTATATTAAAATGAAACGCGCATTCTTATGTGGAATAAATTATACAGGTACATCTGATGCTTTAAATGGATGTATTAACGATGTAGCTAATATTAATAAATTTTTAGTAGAAAAGAGTGGATACGACCCTAAATCTATTATGATAATAACAGATGATCCCAAAAGTTCTCAACAACCAACTAAAAAAAATATGGAATTAGCATTTAATTGGTTAATAAAAGATTGTAAAGCCGGTGATACATTGTTATTTCATTATTCAGGTCACGGAGCAACAGTAAAAGATACAAATGGTGATGAAACTGATAAGTTAGACAGTGTATTGGTCCCAGTAGATTATTTAAAAAGTGGTGTAATAACAGATGATTGGTTATATTCTAATGTAGTATCTAAATTACCAAGTGGTGTTACTTTATGGGGATTTACAGATTGTTGTCATAGTGGTACAATGTTGGATTTAACTTTCAATTTACAATCAAATGCTTCATATAAAAACGGTAGTTTAAAAAATAATATAAGATACAATGATGCTGATTGGTCAAGTCGTTTTGTTCTTACAAACGAAAGAACTAAGGAATGTGCTGCCAATGTTTATCTATTTTCAGGATGTTTAGATGCACAAACAGCTGCTGATGCAACAATCCGTAATCAAGCACAAGGAGCTTTTAGTAGTTGTTTGTTAGAATGTTTAAACAGCAATCTTATTAAAACTTCAGATGGAAAAACTACTATTAATAAAAATATATGTGATATATTAAAGGAAATAGATTGTAGATTAATTATAGGAGGATTCAGTCAAAGATCACAATTATCAATGGGTAAAATGAAAGATTTTGATAAAAAATTTTTGTTATAAAATGTTATTTACCATTGGTAAAATTTTCGTTATAAAATGTTATTTACCATTGGTAAAATTTTTGTTATAAAATTGTTTACAGTTAATTTTAAACAATCTTTTATTAACTACGTATAATGAGGGGTGCAATTAAACGTGCTCTTTTATATAGTTTTAATGATACTACTTCTATGTATATGTCTGATAGTCCTAGTTACGATCTATTAAATATTTCTAATTTTTTAGTACAAAAATGTCATTTTGATTCCAAGAATATAAAAATTATAAGTAAATTTTCAAGAAGATGCATAGACAAAAATAATATAGAAGAACATCTCTATTGGTTAATAAAAGGTTGTATTCCTGGTGATATATTGTTTTTTTATTATTCTGGTTTAGGATTTTGTATAAATCGAGATGAAAATATTTCTCAAGGTATATGTTATATGGATGGTGGTTTTAATGTTATATCTGATGAATGGATATATGATAAATTTTTATCAAGAATACCTGATGGCGTTACTTTCTGGGGTTTCATGGATTGTTGTCATACAAAAATTAATAAATTACGATTTAATATAGAATATAACTTGGATCAATGTATAAAAAAATATGTAAAATTAAAATACAACGAAAACGAAGATGACATAACCGATGACATAACTGATGACATAATGGATGACATAATGGATGACAAAAAAGATGTAATTTTACGTCAAATTGATATAGCATCACGGGAATCATTTTTATCTGGATATTTTCAAGATGAAGATGAACATACAACAACAAAACAAAAATCAAAACAATCAATTATAGATGATCAATTAGATCATCAAATAGATCATCAATTATTACAATATGATCGTTTTGTCGAAACATCTAATCACGAAGCAGTTTTGTCTGGGTATTTCGATGAAACGGATGAATTAGAAAATGAATGTGATCTTGATCTTCACGAATCAAAAGACGAATCAAAAGACGAATCGAATGACGAATACAATGACAAGTACAACTATGAATACAATGACAGGTATAATGATAATTATTGGATAAATAACTATATTATAAATATGGATGTAAAAAAGGGAAAGTACTCCCCAACAGTTTATCTATTTACAGGATATTTAGATTTTGATAAAATAAAAAATAATTATACTAGAATTATGGATATCAATAAATTACAAGGTCCTATGACACGTGTTTTTTTAGATTTATTAGAAAAAGAATGTGCAACTCAACCAAGTGGAAAAATATCTTTTAAATCAGACTCTCTAACTATTAAGAATGTTTTAAAACAATTAAATTATAGATTATATTTAGCAAGATCTCAACAAAGAGTCGTGTTATCTTGTAATAATTTAGACATAGAAGATGTATATTTAAATTTATAAGTAAATTTTTTATGAGTATTTGACTGTTTTATTTGATCTGATAAATATCAACGTGGTAATCTATTTTATTTTTATCAGAATCAAACGTTCTCATTTTATAACCAAGATTTTGTAAAAATGTTGTATGTGTACTAGAGTTCACATGTGTACTAGAGTTCACATGTGTACTAGAGTTCACATAAGTTTTATTATAATCTTTATTATAGTTGTTGTAACATCTTACAAGAATAATAGGTTTATTATACGAAATGGTTTTTTCTGCCCCTTTGATAATATTATCAAAATTGGTTGAATCTAAATGAATAAGACACAAATTATTGTATTTTAAATCATCTATTTTAAATAGATCTATATCATTTATGCTTGAAGATTGTTCTGCTATTTCTGCATTGAAAAATTTAATTCTGTTATTTAAATTGTTATAAATAAAAATATCTTTATGATATTTTGCAATATTTATATCTTTTATAAAACTAATTACCTTACAATTCTTTTCCAATAACATACAAATTAAATTTAATAAACAAGTATTTGTATTAATGTCTAAAACAACTTTATTGTAAAGTGAATTTTGATGCATTGCTAAACTATTAATAATATCATTGTAATATGATGATTTATACAGAATATCTGTTTTTTCACTAAATTCTATTTTAAAATTACCAATTGATAATGTTTTAATTTTATTAAAAATAATATCAAATATTATATTATTTCGATAAAAAACACTATCTCTTATATTCTGATAATCATCGATATAATTCAATACACTTTTATTTTGTATTTTATTTATAATATCATTAGCATTATTATATGTAACTAACCCACGATTATTAATTTTATATATATTAGCTAGATCTTCGTGTATAACTAAATGTAAATCGTAATCAAATGCAAATTGTATGGAACCAGACCAAGTAGAATTGTAAAAATTCGAATCTTTCGTTGGAATAAACAATAAATATTTTATATTAAAATTTTTAATATCTGATAAAATTTCCAAAGTCGGCATTCTTAATGAAACAAAAACGCAATCGTACTTGGAAACTATTTCGTTTAGTTCAAATGAAATTTCATTAGTATAAACCATTAGTATATATTTGCCAGTGTTTAATAGATTTTTAAGTAAATCTATATCTTTGTTATTTTTTAAAAATACACCAACTGTCATTAGAACTTCTATATTGTTATCCTTCTGTAATCTTTTTATTTTATTAAAATTATCTTCGTTTCTATTTATATTCTTACTCTTTAGTTCTGATAAATCTGAAAAATTGTCAATTAAATTTTTTTGTTTTAAAAATGGTATTGTAAAAGTATTTGATAACATATGCGTTAAGGAAAAATATGAAAGATTATTTTTTTGTAATTTATATGCGTGTTCAGAACTATGCGCCATAAAAACCAAGTCTTCTTTGTAATGTAAGAATAAATGGAAATGGAATATATTATCAAATGAAATAATAAAAATTTTTTCACACGTTTTGTTTACAAGATCTGGTACATAATGATCTAACCCAATAATGGTAAGATTTTTGTATTTTTTTTTATAAATAGCAAGATTATTATAACGATCTCTATTATTATATAATATAAGTTTTCTTTTTGGTTCACGATACGTAATTAACTCAAATAAGTAATCCAACACTTCAGAATGAAAGTCTTCCTGTAAAAATCCAAATGGTTTAAGAGATTCTGACATATTATTTATTTTTAATGTTTTATATTTTTAAATATATTTTTAAATACTACTGTTTCCAAGATGTAATTTGTTGTTAAAATTGTACACCATATAAGAACGATTTGTCACCATCACCATATAACAACGATTTGTCACCATATAAGAACGATTTCCATTTTTCAATTGTATTATCATTATACGATTCATTACACGATTCATAAATACTCTTTTCTTTTAATTTGTTAGAAATACGATTAGATATAATTACATAATCAAATACTGGTTCGTAATTAGCTACTGTTTCGTAATTAGCTACTGTTTCATAATTAGCTACTGTTTCGTAATTAACTACTGGTTCGTAATTAGCTACTGGTTCATAATTAGCTACTGGTTCGTAATTAGCTACTGTTTCGTAATTAGCTACTGTTTCGTAATTAACTACTGGTTCGTAATTAGCTACTGTTTCGTAATTAACTGATGTTAATTGAGTGAGAATGTCAGATTTGGGTTTAAAAACAGTAGCTTTTGTGTTTAAACCATTATACTTTAGTGAATTTAAAGTAATCATTTTTTCCATAGATGTTAAATATTCAGATGAAAACATTGTAATTTTATATGAAAATTAAAAAAAAATCAATTTTTTATGAATTGAGTATGAAAAAAATATTTTGTTATATTAAATGAAATCTGATATATCAGGTAGTGTTTGTTTTAAAAGAGATGATTTTCATTTGTATGTTTTTTTGTTATTCGTTGTGATAGTATATATGTTATACATTTTAAAAAAATCAACGGTGTCTGATGTAAGTGAAAAAGAATCTTATACAGATGTTGATTTAAATTCTAATTTAACTAAAAATGAATTGGTTAATAAAATTGATAAATTACAAGATGATTTGTTCACGTGTCAAACATCAAAACAAAAATGTATGATTGATTTACAAAAATCACAAAGTATATTAACAAATTCATCTTTTGGATTAACAGAAAATGTTACTCAACGTACAAATTTAAATAAGATTTACAATCCATTAATATCGCCTGGTAGATCATATGTTTCTAAAATTGCTAATTCTAATAATTTTCAACAATTAGGATTTATTTTTAATGACAGTGAAAGATATCCTTTATATGGAAGACCAAAATACAGTGGTAGAAGTGATAGATACGAATATTATATAATAGATGAAACGAGGAATCGTCTAAAAATACCATATAAATCTAAAAATGATTATGAATTAAATGATGGTGAAAGAATTTTTGTAGATGTATTAAACAACGAATATAATGTGAAGATTTATGATTATGACCAATTCCGGTATGATCCAGATGTGCTTTAAAAGTACCTTTACTTTAATTTATGCTTTAAAAGTACCAGATAATATAGTTTGAGATTTGTCGTTTATAACGTAAACGATTTCTATGGTGTCGCATTTGGCTAAATATTGTATGTTTTCTTTAGATATGTATGTAAGTTTATATATACCGTCACCATCTTTTACAAGATCACCGATGATTAACTTTTTATTATCTTTTGTATTTTTCAGTACTACGATATATTTGTCATTGGTATCTTCTGAAATTTTTTCACCAAAAACATTTCCTCCCAATATAAACAAGTTACAATTGATTTCTAAACGATAAATCATTTCATCATTTTTAGACATTATATATCTTTGAGCTTGACCAAATAATAAATTTTCGTTTGTTGGAGATAATAATGGAATATTTTGATAATTTGAAGCTATTTTGAATGTAACTTCATTAGTAAAATTTTCAATACCATTATTACCCCGAGGTCGCATTTTATTTAATGTAACTTCATTGGTAAAATTTTCAATACCATTATTACCCCGAGGTCGCATTTTATTTAATGTAACTGGGTCGTACACTATTAAATCAACGGGGGTAAATACGGAATTAAAACAACTTATTAGTAAACATATTACGATAATTGTGAAGGATATATTTAATATAACCCTCGTATTTATATAAGTCCATTCTGTTAAACAAGTTGTGTTTGTTAATTGAGTCGCGATTGTTTCGCTAGCACTTGATACTGACATTATATATTATATAAAAAAGAAATTTTTTATATTATAATTAAATAATTGTCATTGTAATTAAATAATTGTCATTGTAATTAAATAATTGTCATTGTAATTAAATAATTGTCATTGTAATTAAATAATTGTCATTGTAATTAAATAATTGTCATTGTAATTAAATAATTGTCATTATAATTAAATAATTGTCATAAACTAATGTCGTCACAATCAAATGATATTTGTCGTTGTTCTTCTGTAGTTCCAACACCGTAATTTGTAACCACGTTTTCGAAAAAGTTATCTTTTTCATTAAAACTGATCATCTCAGTAAAAGGAAATTTACTTTGTCTTCTGTATCTTGTGGGCCTCCAAGGGTGTCCACTTTACGTACACCCTTTTCTTTACTTGTAAAATTTTGTATAGATGATCTAATATTCGTAATTTCCAATGCTTTTGCTACATCACTTCCTCTAAAATAATATTTATTATCTCCGTCTTTTATGATACTAATATTGTTATTTTGAAATGCTTTAACAATACAATTTGGATCTATTCCATAGGGAGAAAGCGTTATACCCTATAATAAATTTAAGGATAAAAAGACGTTGTAATCTATTTACTACTTTAGAAATCATCTGAATCAAACGTGATTTTTCGTTCTTCTTCTGTAGTTCCTACATTTGATCTTTGATAACTTGTAACCACGTTTTCGAAAAAGTTGACTTTTTCATTTAAACTAATCATCTCCATAAATGGGAATGGATTTTGTGTATTGTAAATTTTGTTATATCCAAGTAAAATAAGCCAACGATCTGCTACCATTTCGATATATTGGCTCATTAAATTACAATTCATACCAATAAGTGATACAGGTAAACTTTTTGTAATAAATTCCTTTTCAATATCTACAGCTTGTTTGAAAATATCGTGAACTACGGTTTCATCTAGACGATTTTCTAACATTTTATACAACTCGATAGCAAACTCTGCGTGGAGATTCTCATCACGCGAAATAAAACTATTAGCAGTACTAAGTCCAGGCATAAGACCTCTACTTTTTAACCAATAAATAGCACAAAATGATCCTGAAAAGAAAATCCCCTCGACACATATGAATGCAAGTAAACGTTGTGCAAAACTAGGTCTTTCACGTGTTAAAAAACTGAGTGCTTCTATATGATCGTGGCGTAATGGTCTATCAGCATATTCATTTGCACTAACTAAAAATTTATAACTTCGCATATACTCTTCAGGTATTGTTTGTTGTAATGTAGAACCTTCTTGTATCCATTTCATAGCCCATTCTGCTTTTTGTTTTACAGCAGGAATAGTTTCGACAGCGTTAAATAATCTTGTTTTTTCATCGGTATTTATAATATATGTATCGATTAATAATGAATATGTTTCTCCATGTATTGCTTCAATCATCATTTGAACAGAATAAAATTGACGAGCTTCTGGTATTTGTACTTCGTTGTAAAAATTGACAATTAAATTTTCATTTACGATACCATCACTTGCAGCAAAAAAAGCCAAGATATTTTTAATAAAATATCTTTCATTTTCGTTTAATTTAGAATTCCAATCAACCAAATCATCAGTTAATTTAATCTCTTCAGCTGTCCAAAAAGTTGAAAGGTGTTGTTTGTAAAACTTCCATAAATTATTAAACTTTATAGGGAAAACGGTATAACGAGAATTATTGTTATCCTGAATGATTGATTCCATTGTTATTTCTTTATTTAGTATTTAAATTTATTTTTTTTTTATGTTATTTTATAATACTGTTATTTTTATAAATAAAAAAATGTATTTTTTGTTTTTTTTATTTATTGATTAAGGATATATATATGGTATATTGTTTAAAAATAATAGGATACTATAAACATTCTAATTTTGGAGATGAACAATATAAAACTTCTATAACACAGTTATTTAGTGAATATTTACAAATAGATTACACGATAGAATTTATTGACTGTGATTGTATTTACAAAGAAAATTTCTATGATGACGATATTATAATAGTAGGTGGTGGTGATATATTAAACCCTTATTTTATGGATAAAATAGAAAAAAAGTTTCGAAATCGTTCAAATATTATAATTGGTTTATCTGTAGGTTTGCCATATGCATCAATACTCGTTCAAACTTCAAAACTAGAAATATTAGATTATATTTTTATAAGAACTATTCAGGATCTAGACATTTTTACAAAATATTTTCACAAGGACAGGATCTTTTATATTCCTGATGTATCGTACTTATTAACACCAAATTATATTTTTACAAAACGAATGAGTACAACAAAAAATACAATTTTAGATGCCGATACAAGTTTAGACGCGATTGATTTGGTATATTCTAAATTTTTAAAAAAACGTTCCGTTTCGCCTCAATGTAAATATGAAACATCTTTATGTAATATAAAAAATGACAGACGATTATTAGGTATATGTTTGTCAAGACATTTTTATAATAAAAATTATATTGATGAATATTCTAGTGTTATAAATGGTATATCAAAATTTGTCACAGATATGATATCTAAAAATTATTCTATAGTATTTATACCATTCAATACAAATCCAATAAATGATAATGAAAATGATACTACGATTGCCAAAGATGTTTTGGATAAACTTGATGAACACCATCATTTATTAAATATCGAGGATGAGTTAACTATTGATGATATGAATTATGTAATGTCTCGTTTGGATATATGTATACCTATGCGATTTCATTCAGTTTTATTTTGCATGTATAATATGATACCATTTGTTTCGGTTTATTCTACTAGAAAGATTCATAATTTATTATTGGACACATATTGGGATTATAAATATATATTACGAGTAAATGATCGTTTTGTTCCAACAGAGTTTGATAGTGATTATTTAATTGAACAAGTTTTAAAATTAGAAAATATGATTGTGAATAGGAAAAATATTTATCACAAGTTATTGCATATTAATACTAATTTATTTGGTAAAATGTTTTTTAATAACATTAGTAAACTAATTGGTATAATTACTAATAGATCAAAAACAAGAAAACTAAATGATTCTACAAATGTTTCAAATATTATCGAAAGGACTTGTGAAATGGTTAAGGAATATTCTTTTTCAAAAGGATATAATGATTTTAGAACGATAACTGACTCTGGTACAAAAAAGATTATTTCAAGTATAGTTTCTTATAACTTGATAGGTACTCAAGATTCAGAATACAATTATGGTATTCAAGAAAAAATGTTTGATATGTCAAAAGAATATGACTACAATAAAGAATGGAAATGGATAATTAATGACCATATAATTCAAAGTACCACGGTTAAACGAAAGGTTGTAAATAATCCAACTGGTTTGTTTAATATGGATTATATAGATCAGATTGATTATTCCGGTGTACATCGTTCAGGTTGGCAATATGTATATAATCATTTGGAATGTTTACATAATTCAAATAGTGAATTATTATTAGATTTATATATAGATAGGACGTTTCATTGGAATCGAGAAATTAATTCTATATTAAACATAATTCCATATAGGAAAAATTGGATTGGTTTTATTCATCATACATTTGATACATCCTTTAGTAGTTATAATTGTGATACTTTATTAGATTGTGAGGAATTTTTACAGTCATTATATACGTGCAAGGGATTGTTTGTTTTATCTAAATATTTACAAACTCAATTAACAAAACGTTTACGAGAATTAGGTTTTGATGTAAAAGTTTTTACATTAGTTCATCCTACTGAAACAAATGTAAAACAATTTTCATATAAAAATTTTTTCAATAATGAAAATAAACGTCTTGTTCATGTAGGTGGGTGGTTGAGAAATATATATTCATTTTATAACTTGCACGTTCCAGAAAAGATTTTGTGTAAATATGGTTTATTTCTAGGAAATAAAACAAAAATATTATATAAAACGAAAAGTGAAAAAATTACGAAAACTGCGTTAATTGGCAAAAATATGAATAATTATTACCCACAACAACATTTTTTAGAAAATATCTTTTCAGTTTTAAAAGAAAATACAAATAAAAGTCTAGGGAAAAAAACAAATGAGAATAATATAAATCAAAATATAAATCAAAATATAAACGAAAATATAAATCAAAATATAAACGAAAATATAAACGAAAATATAAATCAAAATATAAGCCAAAATATAAACGCGAATATAAACGCGAATATAAACGCGAATACAAATCAAGATGTGTGTCAAAATATAAGTCAAAATTCAAACGAGAATAATATAGAATTGTATAATAATTGGAGCAAACATTTTTATGATGATATATGTGATAAGATAAAGAGTGTAGATTATATAGAGTATTTAGATAACGATTCTTATGATGTTTTAATGACTGAGAATATAATCTTTATAAATTTAGTTGATGCGTCTGCTGTTAATACAGTTATAGAATGTATAGTAAGATCAACTCCTATTATAATTAATAAACATCCTGCAGTAGTAGAGTTGTTAGGTGAGAAATATCCATTGTATTTTAACACCGGTGGTACACATTACTCGACTATGGATATAGAAATAAATAACTTATTATCAAATGATAAACTGATACGTAATGCTCATAATTATCTAAAAAGTATGGATAAGAATGTATTTTACATTAATACTTTTGTAAATGAGTTTCATAATATTATAACAAAATTATAAATTTGATGATGTGTGCGTTTAATATAAACTGGATGATATGTGCATTTAATTATAGACTGTATGAAATGTATAATATTTATTGTACGGATGGAATAAATATTATTATATCATCACAAATTAATGATAAATTAATTTCTATGTAATTATTATAAAAATGTCTTATAACGCAGATGCGCAAGTCTTTGAAACACAAATCGTTGTGACAAATACGACACAACCAGCTGGTGTAACAAGTGGATCTATCATAAACAAAGGTTCACTTAGTACATTTGATACATATGTTACTGGTCATACAGTTATTAACAATGTTAAAATTACTCCTAATTTGAATGATATTATATACGAACAACAGGCTACATTAAACAACAATCAAAATTCGTGGGCAGATATTACAGAATTTTACTTTGATGATTCACTTTGTAATTCTTTTAAAGCATCAATTAATGTTACTGTTTCTGCAGGTTCAGATAAATATGCTATTTGGGAATTAAATGGTTTGTATAAACCAACTGGTTGGGTTATTACATCTAGTTTTAGTGGTGACTTGACTGGAGTACAATTCAGTATATTAAATAAAGATGGTGGTATTGGACAAATTCAGTATCAAAATTCTAATACTTCGGGCACCACTTATGTTAGATATAGAGCTAGCACAACAGCACCTCCTGGAAGTACACCATTAGGTGTATCAAGTGGTGTTATTAATAATACATCTGGACCATTTATAGCAAATAGTTTAGTATATGCGTCCAATTCAAATACATTAGCGACAACTGATCTTTCTTATGTATCAAATGTTTTGACAGTTGGAGGTAGTTCTAGATTTATTGCCGAAAAATCAAGTTCATTTGTAAACTTTTCTAATGGAGGTGCGCTTACATCTATGGGAGATGCATCCATCGCTAAAAATTTAATAATAGGAGAGAAAATTGGTGTAGCAAATACATCACCCACATTTAGTTTAGATGTTACTGGTGATATTAACTTTACTGGTACTTTTTATAAAAACGGTAATGTTTATAGTGGTTCTGAAATTTGGGCCACAAATTCAAGTAGTGTATTCTATACAGCTGGTAATGTTGGTTTAGGTACATCAACTCCAACACATCAATTAGATGTTGTTGGTGGTATTCGATCTAGTGCTGGTTTAACTACAACAACACTCGTTTCAACAAGTGTTACATCTGGAAGTGTATCATCAACTAATTTAGTTGGAACAAATGCTACCATCGCATCTGGTTTGTTTACTAATGCTAACGTAACAACCGGTACAGTTGGAACTTTGGTAAGTACTACTGCTACAATTACTAATGCTAACGTAACAACCGGTACAGTTGGAACTTTAGTAAGTTCTAATGCTAATGTAACAACAGGTACAGTTGGAACTTTGGTCAGTTCTAATGCTAACTTATCAAATGCTAATTTGACAACAGCTACAATTGGATCATTTGTGGCAGGATCTGGTACTATAGGTGGTCATTTAGTACCATCTACAAATATTATATATGATTTGGGTTCTTCTAGTTTGAGATGGAGAGATTTATACTTGTCTGGTAATACAATTCATTTGGGTGAAAAACAATTAAGTTTAACAGGTGATGTTTTCCAAATGGAAAAAATATCTATAACAAGTACAATTGATGCATCTTCTATTACATCAGCTTCATTATTAGTTAGTGGTGGCGCTGGTATTAGTGGTAAGTTGCGTGTAGGAGGAACATCTCATCTTACTAGTATTGAAGCTACATCTTCAACTATTACGAATTTGGTCAGTTCTACTGCTAACGTAACAACCGGTACAGTTGGAACTTTAGTAAGTTCTAATGCTAATGTAACAACAGGTACTATTGGAACCTTGGTAAGTACAGCAATTAGTGCAGGTACAGTAGTAGGTACAACCTTTACAGGTGGTAGTATGAGTTTGTCTAATAATTTAACTATCGGTGGAAACTTTGTAGGTAATGCATTGACTTTGTTTGGTGATTTAGTTATGAATTCACCTGGAAGTTTATTAGGTAGAAATGCCGAATTTACTGATATAATTGTACGTGGTAAAGTTACATCACTTTCATTAGAAATTGCAGATGGTGGTGCAATTACAACAGGTTCATTAAAAGCTACAAATGCTAATGTAACTACAGGTACAGTTGGGACTTTGTTGAATACAAATGCTGTTTCTACAAACATAAGTTCTGGTACATTGAACTTGAGTACAGGATTAACAAGTGCAAGTGCTCAAATTACAAATGTAGTAAGTACAACAATTAGTGCAGGTACATTAGTAGGTACAACCTTTACAGGTAGTAATATGAGTTTGTCTGGTGATTTAGTTATCGGTGGAACTTTGACAACTGTGAATATAACTACAACAAATGTAGTTGATACACATATTACATCTGGTAATATTAATGTTACATCATTAGCAACAATTCTTAATGCTAACGTAACAACTTTAACAGCTGGATCTATTAGAACATCAGATATTGCTCTCAGTGGTAATTTAGTAGCAACTGGTGATATAACTGCTTTTGGAAATATTTCTGATCGTCGTTTCAAGGAAAACATACAAGACATTACAACCGATGTTGCTTTAGGTAAAGTAAAAAGTCTTCGTCCTGTGACATTTACCTGGAAATCAAATATTGCAAACACATCGAAAATAGGAACTGATGATGCTGGTTTTATAGCACAAGAAGTGGAAGAAGTAGTCGAATATGCTGTGGGTGAATTTACAGATCTTCAATCAGGTGAAGTATACAAGAAGATCAATCACGAAAGAATTATTCCTTATTTGGTAGGTGCTATACAAAAATTAGAAGCTAGAATTACCGAATTAGAAGGTAAATTGTAAATTAAGAGAATTGTTTAACGAAAAGGAAAACGTTAATTAAATAAAACGTTAATTAAATGAAAATTTAATTAAATGAAAATTTACCATTTTATTAAAAAATAAATAAAATGGGTATTTATTGGGTTTTTTATGTTTGATAAAAAAAAATAATATTGTATTATAATTAAGTAGTAAAATATGTCTAAAAAGGTAATTGATATAGCAAATTCCTTAGAATTTATTAGAGATTATAATTCTAATGGCATTACTGGTAATAATTCTAGACTTAGTACTAGTGAAAATGGTGAATTATTTCTTTATTACAATAATAGTTCTTCAAATTCTTCATCTGGTACAGTTGTATTGTACAATGGTGGTTTGAGTATTAATAATACATCAGAGGCAACAAGTGTAACTTCAGGTGGTTCTATGACAATTAGAGGTGGTACAGCTATAGGTGGTGATTTGTATATAGGATCTAATATATATGTTTCATCAAATATAAGTACTAACAATGTGATAACTTCGGGTTTAACAGTTGGTAATATTAATTTTACAGGAAATTTATATCAAAATAGTAGTTTATATGTAAGTTCTCAATGGACATCTAATACAAATTCCAATAACGAAACGTTATTTTATACATCTGGAAATGTAGGAATAAACACAACTCAACCGCAATATAATCTTGATGTAAATGGAACAATGAGATCTAACGATATATTAAGTACTAATATAACTAGTGGTACTTTAACAGCAACAGGTTTAACAGTTGGTAATATTAATTTTACAGGAAATTTATATCAAAATGGTGTTTTATATTCTGAATCTAATTCTGGTAATTGGGGTACTGATTCTAATAATATATTTTATACACGAGGTAATGTTGGTATAATGAATGTTTCACCTAATAGTACATTAGATGTATTGGGTAATTTCAATGTTTCTGGAAGTACAAGTTTATCATCTATTTCTGCTATAAAAAGTGGAAATGTATTATCTATACAAAATTTTACCATTGGAAATTCATCGATTCAATTTATGGATAACAGTAGTAGTAATCGATTATATATTGGTTACGCGAATAATGGTAGTTCTTTAACAAATTTTGTAGGATCTGGATATATATTAAGTGAAAATGCTACATCTATTAAAATTGCAGCTGGAAATGAAACATCACGACCAATTATTATTAATGCAAATGACAATTCTATTTCAGTTACAACTATAACAGATTCAACTGATATATACTCTGGATCATTAAAGGTAGCTGGTGGTGCTAGTATTGAAAAAAATTTATATGTTGGTGGATTATCATATTTATCTAATTTAAATGTTACCAATGTGACATACGGAAGTTTATCTATATCAGATTTAAATTTGGGTATGTCAAATATCTTTTCTAATGTTTTTGTGGGTTCTAATAATATGGGGTCAGCTACGAATATTACTAATTTATTTTTTAGTAATTCTACTGTTAGATCATTTACTGTAACTTTGGCTGTAAGTGTAACAGCTACAGCAAATCTTTACGAAACATTTATTCTTGAAGGAATTCAAACATCTTCACAATGGGATATATATGTAAGTAGTTATGGTGATATAACTGGTGTTTTATTTAGTATTACCTCTTCTGGACAAATACAATACACGTCACCAAACTTTTCAGGTTTCACAAATATGATTTTTAGTTACCAAGTTGTGCAAATAAATAAAACGCTTTCTGTAAATTATTTAGGATTGTCTACAAGTGGTACATTAATAATCGATTCTATACAAATATTAAGTACAGTTGATTCAAATTCTATTACTAAAGGATCTTTATATATTGCAGGTGGTTGTACTATTGATAAAACATTATATTCAACAAATATATCATCTGATTCTTTAAATGTAACAACAAGTACAATTGGTTCAGTATTAGCAACAAATGTGAGTTCAACTACATTAACAACTGCAAGTGCGAGGATCACAACAAATTTATTAGCTATTGGAAATTCAAATACAGTTGGTAGTATAATTACAACTGGTGGGAATGTGGGTGTTGGTACATTATATCCAGCTGGACCATTGCATGTATCTGGTACTACAAATAGAACATCATCTACTATTGGAGGAATTTATATGGGTACAATGAATGATGATTATGCTTTTATTGAACTTAATTCTACTACAGGTACACGGATTGATTTTTCAAGTATAGGAAGTGATTATCGAGGTAGAATTGTTTACGATAATAGTTTAGATTGTCTTGATATTCATACAAATGGAATAATAAGTTCCCGTTTAAATAGTATTGGTAATTTAACTGTGGTAGGTGATTTGACAGTATTTGGAAATATATCTGATGCGAGATTAAAACACAATGTACACACATTAGATTTAGATGAATCAATAGATATTATTAATCGATTAAGGCCAGTGACTTTTACTTGGAATGATGATATTTCGAATATATGTAAAAAGAATACAGATGATGTTGGATTTATAGCACAAGAAGTGGAAGATGTTATTAAATATGCAGTAGATGAATTTCAAGATATACAAACAGAAAAAATGTATAAAAAACTTAAACACGAAAGAATCATTCCTTATTTGGTAGGTGCTATACAAAAATTAAATGATGAAAATTCTAAAAAATCTTGTGAAATAAATAGATTAAATGATATAGTTATTAATTTATTAAATAGATTAGAATGTTTGGAATCAAAGTAATAATATCCTTTAATAAAATTTATGAATTATAATAAATTTTATTTTCAAGTATAATTAAAATTTTATTTTCAAGTATAATTATAATGTCATTATCGAAAAGAATATCGTATAATTTAAGATTAACAGGTGGTAGTTTTTTATCAGATACTTTAAATGTAAGTATTGCTACTGTTAATAATATGTTATCAACAAATATAAGTTCTGGTGATATACGTGTAACTGGTAATTTATTTGTTGGAGGTACAGTTACAACAGTAAATATAACAAGTACTAATTTGGTTGATACAAATATTTCATGTGGTTCAATCGTCACAACAAGTTTAATGGCTTTAGGAAATTCAAACACCATTGGTAGTATAGTTACAACTGGTGGAAATGTTGGTTTTGGTACAAGTAGTCCAAGTGATTTAATCCATTTGTATACAGCTAGTGTTGGAGCTAATGTTGGACAAGTTTTCCAAACTGGTTCTCGTCAATATCGTATGGGTATACGTGGTGATATTTCAAATTCATTTGTTATTCAAGACGATACAGCAGCCCAGGCATATTTTGCAATCGATACAACTGGTAACTTGACAGTAAAGGGTGATGTAATTGGTTTTGAAAGCATTTCTGATCGTCGTTTCAAGGAAAACATACAAAGCATCGCGAGTGACTTTGCTTTAGATAAAGTAAAGAATCTCCGACCAGTGACATTTACATGGAAATCAAATATTTCAAACTTGTCAAAAATAGGAACTGAGGATGTTGGTTTTATAGCACAAGAAGTAGAAGAACTACTTGAATATGTAGTAGATGAATTTTCAGATCTTGAATCAGGTGAAGTGTACAAGAAGATTAAACACGAAAGAATTATTCCTTATTTGGTAGGTGCTATACAAAAATTAGAAATTGATAATAAAACAAATGCTGTACAATTAAAAGAAACAAGAGAACAATTAAGAGAAACAAGAGAACAATTACAAAAATTACAAATAACAATTACAAATAATAATTAAAAATAATTGATTTAAAATAACAATTACAAATAATAATTAAAAATAATTGATTTAAAATTAACCAATCATCTTTTATATATGAGTGATAAAATACGTGTATTATTTAAGGGATGGTTTAATATACCTCATAGTTATAGTATGGTAAACTGTTTTCAGATTGTTCATTTGTACAAGAAATATAAGGATGTAATGGATATTTATATTGAGGAGATGCCTTATTTTCGTGAGGAATGGAATTCTGTAAAGAAATTGGTGTATAGTGAAGAATACAATGATATAATTCGTAATTTAAAACAATGGAATGGAGAAGAAGTTGATTTAGTTTATAGTATTACATATCCGTATGATATAACTACTGTTACGATTAATGATAAGGTTATTCCTAAATGTGTATTTTATACTTCTGAATTTGCTACATTGGAACCTCATTATTTCAATCCAGTTTTAAATTTCAAGACAGATCAAGATATAAAAGATTATGTTAGGTCTAATGACAAATTATATATGACGTCACCAAGTATTTGGTCATCTTTAGGTATGGTAAAATATGGTTTGGAAGATAGTAAAAACAGAGTAATTACACACGGTGTGGATACAAAAGTGTTTAGATATGATGTATCTCGGAGAAAACGAGTTAGGGAATTTTATAAAGTAAAAGAGTCTGATATATTAATGATAAATATTGGTTCGATGACAAAAAATAAGGGTATGTTATATATTTTACAGATTCTTAATGTTTTAGTAAATAGAATTGGTAGAAAAAATTATAAATTGCTTTTAAAGGGAACTGGTGATTTGTATCAATCAAAGGTATTTTTAGAATTGTATTTTGATGAATTGAGACAAGCAAATGCTATTTCTCTTGATGAGATGAATGTGTTATTAAAGGATCATATTATTTTTACGGACAAAACTTTATCATGTGTGAAAATGAATGATTTGTATAATGCTGCAGATTTGTATTTGTCTCCTTATTTGGCAGAAGGTTTTAATTTAGCACCATTAGAGGCGTTATCTTCTGGATTACCAGTTATGATTTCTAAAACAGGTAGTACTCACGAGTATACTAGGGATATTTATAAGAATGGTGGTAACGAACACGTTATTTATATTGAATCAGAGGTTTTGACTTTTGAAAATGGTTATAAACAGAACAATATTGATTTTAGTAAATTATTAAACTTGATATTGGAGAATGAAGAAAAAATTTGTGATTTGAAGAATCAGAGGGATAATGGAGGTGTAAATTCGTATAATACGATGAAACAGTATATTGAAAAGGATTATAGTTGGGATCACGTATCAGAGTTATTATTTGATTATTTTAACTGGATCGTGAAAAATTAAGTAACGTGAAAAATTAAGTAACGTGAAAAATTAAATTGTAATAATAATTTCTTGTATAATAAATAAGAATGGATATAGTTATCTTATTATTATTAATTACAGGTATTGTATCGATTATAGTGTCTTGGATAAAATCAGATTTGAAATGTCCACCTCCGAAAATTATATATAGATATATACCTAAACATACATTAGATGTACAATTTGGAGATGAAAATGTTCCTAGTGAAATATATAAAGATATGTTTACGAAAAGTAGTCCGTGGATTGGTGGATATGGTTTAGGTAATAAATCTTTTAGATCGGATACAAAGAAATAATTAAATAGATATGAAATAATAGAGTGTGTAAAAAAAATATTTATAAAATGTGTATATTTTATAAATGAGTGTGCTTATGTATAATAATGTGAATATTAAAAAGATAAAATTTAGTGATAGACCATATAAGAAAATAAAAAAAATAAAATTAGGAGACTCTACAATAGTCAAATCTATATACTATATTGATATTGATTATGACAATCGACCACTTTACGTTCAGATGCCGTCTTGTAAATTTAAATCTATTAACGAAGATGATAATATGATTACATTTATAATAGATAAGATTGTGTATAGGGATTTTATAAAGAGATTGGAAAATTATGTTGTAGAAAATGTATATGAGAATTCAGAAACGTGGTTTAGTGGTAAGGTTTTTACAATGAGTAAAATTATTAAATGTTTTGTGTCTTCGGTTGACCACGACCACGACCACGACCACGGTCAGGACCACGACAATGTGATTGATGATGACAATTGTGAGTTTTCAATGTCTTTTAGTAAATATTTAAAAATATATGATCAGTTCAAGACTAATTTGTCACTTGAAGATATAAATATAAAGCAAAATGAGGAGCTTTTAGAAGTTGTTTCGATAATAAATATAAGGAATTTACAATTTATAGATAATATGTTTACTTGTAATATCTTATTGGAACAAATGAAGGTATATACAGATACAAGAATTGTTGGATATTCTATTATGGAAAGTGAACCTTCGTTTAGTATTAGTATTCAAGGTGATGTATCAAGTGATAGTTTATTAATGGATGAATATTATTCTGGTAAAATATAATTTTATTTAATATAATATATAAGTAAAAATGAGGTTTAGTTTTAGTTATTTAATGAGCACTATATACAAGGTAAATTGTACTATAAAAATACAACGTTGGTGGAGGAGAACTATAAGAAATAAATTACAAAGGGAATTACAAAGGGAATTACAAAGGAATCAAATAATAGATATGGTTATTAGATAATTTTATTTTGATTAATATGGATTTTTTTTTTCGCTTTTAAATATATTAATGTTTGAAGAAGAATTAAAAATTTTATTAGAAAAAACTTGGTCAGATGAAGAACGTAGTTTAATTGTCCGTTTAACTGATAATGTAATATATTATAAAAAATTACTCCCAAAAAGTTTAAAACAAGATATCTTAGATGCCTTAAAGATGTGTAATTCTTTAAAAATAGAATTAGATGTACATAGAAATAAAATATTATGCGAATGTAAATGCGAAAATAAAAGTGAATGTAAATGTGAATGTGAAAGCGAATGCAAAAATAAAAGCGAAAGCGAATGTGAAAATAAAAGCGAATGTGAAAATAAAAGTGAATGTGAAAATAAAAGTGAAAGCGAATGTGAAAATAAAAGTGAATGTAAATTCCCAAAGGGAGTTTAATTTTATTTTTAATTAATTATCAATGAAAAAAACGCAATATCGTGTTTATTTTCATTAATAAATATTTTTTAAAATATCAAACGCAATATTGCGTTTATTTTTTTCTTTATTAATTGTATAAATGACAAGTGTTTATACAAATTTATATTTTAATCAACCATTAGTGGTTTTAGACACGACTAGCTCTAGTCAAACAAGTGCTTCACTCTTCTTATACGGTGGATTTACATCATTAGGCGCTTCTACATTTGGAGGAATCAGTACATATACAAATACTACACAAAGTACATCAACAAGTGATGGTTCAATTATTATGTCTGGTGGTATTGGAATTCAGAAAAATGCAAATGTTGGTGGAAATGTAGTTATATCAGGAAGTCTTACAGCTGGATCATTTTTTACAGCAAATATTCAAACAACTAGTATTACAGCAACTAATATTTTATCTACAAATATAACTTCAGGGTATTTATCCGTTGGTACTAGTACTATAGCAAATTTATTAAATACTCACTTAACATCTGGACATATCAATGCAACTGATATGACAATTTCAAGTTTGTTAGCATCATCGCAAATATCAGCTGGTGCTTTATACGCTCCATTAGCAACAATTACTAATCTAGTTGCTACAAATATGACATCTGGATCTTTTGCTGTAGAACACTTTATTGCAACTAATATTACAGCTGGTGTTATTAATGCAAATACAAGAATTAGCTCTGCTAGTGTATATGCCCCATTAGCTACCATTAGCAACGTCGTCGCTACTGATATCAGTTCTGGTACTTTGAACGTCGCCAACGTCACTGCCGCTAATGTCGTCGCTACCGATATCAGTTCTGGAACTTTGAACGTCACTAACGTCACTGCCGCCAATGTCTTTGTTAACACAAAAGTCAGTTCTGCTAGTTTGTACGCTCCTTTAGCTACCATCAGTAACGTCGTCGCTACCGATATCAGTTCTGGTACTTTGAACGTAACAAACGTCACTGCCGCCAGTGTCTTTGCTACCACACAAATCAGTTCTGCCAGTTTGTACGCACCTTTGGCCACCATCAGTAACGTCGTCGCTACCGATATCAGTTCTGGTACTCTTAACGTCACCAACGTCACTGCCGCCAATGTCTTTGTTAACACAAAAGTAAGTTCTGCCAGTTTGTACGCTCCTTTGGCTACTATTAGCAACATCGTCGCTACTGCTATGAGTTCTGGAACTTTGAATGTTACCAACGTCACTGCTGCCAGTGTCTTTGCTACCACACAAATCAGTTCTGCTAGTGTATATGCTCCTTTGGCTACTATTAGCAACATCGTCGCCACTGATATCAGTTCTGGTACTTTGAACGTCACCAACGTCACTGCTGCTAGTGTTTTTGCTACCACACAAATCAGTTCTGCTAGTGTATATGCTCCTTTGGCTACTATTAGCAATGTTGTTGCTACTGCTATGAGTTCTGGATCGATTGATGCTACCGGTATGACTGTTGCTACCATTTTGGCAACCAGTTCTATCAGTGCTGGTAATTTGTATGCTCCAAGTGGTACTATAGAAAATATTAAAGCTACAGCTATTACAGTTGGAAGTGTGTATTCTACTTTAGGATCATTCTCCACTTTAGGAACGTCTTGGTTATCTGCTTCTACCATCAGTGGTGGTAATATGTATTTGTCTTCTGATTTATTCGTAGCTGGTACCATTACAACTGTAAACATCACTACAACAAATCTCATGGACACTAACTTTTCTGGTGGTATTGCTAGCATCAGTCAAAACTTTATTGCATACGGAAACAGTAACACTGTTGGATCTATTTTCACAACTGGAGGAAACGTTGGTGTAAATAACACTACCCCATCTTACACAGTCGACGTCACTGGTGAAATGCGTGTTAGTAACAGTATCACTACTTCTACCTTACTCGCTTCCACAAGTGTCAGTTCTGGACAAATTAATGCTACAAATGCTACAATCTCCAATATTGTTACAACCAACTTGTCTTCTGGAAACTTTGCTGTAACTGATCTTTTGGCAACCAACATTACTGCTTCTAACATTCTTGTTAACACCAAGATCAGCTCTGCTAGTGTATATGCTCCTTTGGCTACTATTAGCAACATCGTCGCTACCGATATCAGTTCAGGTACTTTGAATGTCACAAACGTAACTGCTGCCAGTGTTTTTGCTACCACACAAATCAGTTCTGCTAGTGTATATGCTCCTTTAGCTACTATTAGCAACGTCGTCTCTACTGCTACTAGCACTGGAACTCTTAACGTTACAAACGTCACTGCTGCTAGCATCTTTGCTAACACACAAGTAAGTTCTGCCAGCTTCTATGCTCCATTGGCTACTATCAGTAACATTGTTGGTACTGCTACAAGTTCTGGAACTCTTAATGTTAACACTTCTTCAATGTTACACGGAGGTGTTACAGCTGGATCTCTTAATGTTACCGGAGAATCTACATTGTTGTCTAATGTTACAATGGGATCAAATGTAGTTATTAGTGGTCCATCATTGAAAATTCCAGTTGGAGACATTGCTGCTCGTCCAGCTACTCCACAAAACGGTTATGTTCGTTACAATTCTGAAACTCAACAATTCGAAGGTTATGGACCTGGAAGTGCTTGGGGATCTTTGGGTGGTGTTGTTGATATTGCTCAAACAACTAAAATCTTGGCTTCTGAAACTCCAAGTGTAACTGACGGTAACCTTTACTTCTACACTGTAGGATCTGAACGTATGAGAGTCAATAGTTCTGGTAATATCGGTGTTGGTACAAGTGCCCCTGCATATAAACTTGATGTTCAAGGAACTCTTGGTGTGTCAATCGGATTGACCACTGGAAGTATCTTATCTACTAGTGTAAGTTCTGGTCAAATCAACTCAACTAATGCTACAATGACTAACATCGTTGCTACCAACTTGTCTTCTGGAAACTTTGCTGTAACTGATCTTTTTGCAACAAACATTACTGCTTCTAACATTCTTGTTAACACCACAGTCAGCTCTGCCAGTCTTTATGCTCCATTGGCTACTATTAGTAACATTGTTGCAACTGCTACTAGCACTGGATCATTGAATGTTACAGGAATGACAGTTGGATCTATTCTTGCTAACACAGTAGATATTACACCAAGTTTAGGTGATATTTCTAAAGAAGTATCTTTCTCTGCTGCTAATAACCAATCATCTTTAGCTAACGTTACTGGCCTCGCATTCTCTAACGCAATTGTAAGATCGTTTAATGCTGTTGTATCTGTATCTGTACTTTCTAGCAATGGTAACTTGTATGCTAATTATGATATTAGAGGTGTCCAAAAAGACAGTGGTGATTGGGCAATTAACGTAGCTTTTGTTGGTGATAATACCGGATATGTATTTACAATTGATAACGTCAATAGCAAAGGTCAAATTAAATATACATCTACAAATGTTAGTGGATGGTCTTCTACTACAATTAAATTTAGAGCACATACAACATCTTCTTAAATATTTACAAGATCAATCAAAATTTAATTAAATTAATTAATAAATAATTAATTTAATATTTACATCATTTAACATCTAATTTAAGCAGTTGCCTTCTTTGGGAAATGAGGAGACAAATATCTTTGCAACTTAAGATAAGTATATACCAAAGGTGACTTAGGATCATTTGGATCCTTTGGCTCAATTGCTGGTCCAAACAACTTTTTCAAAGCAGCATCTGGAATAATTTCACGTCTATGTTCAGGATTTTGAAGATCCTTTTCCTTGATATAAGTAGTAATATGTCTAGTAACATCAGTTCTAGCAATTGGATCAGTATTCTTTACACCATATTGAGAAAGGAAGTTATAAAGATCATCTGAAACAACAACTGGTGATGCAAAACCAGATGGCTTTCTATTTACATCCCTTGGAGTTTTTTTTTTCTTAGTTTTCTTAGATGCTTCCTTAATAGCATTTTCATGATCACGTTGCATCTTTCTCAATTCCTGAATTTCACGTTTCAATTCGTTTGTAAGATCTTGTTTGGATTTAATCAACTTTTCAAAACGTTGCTTCATAGTATCTGTTTCAACTGGAGTTTCAGTAACAGTTTCAACTGGAGTTTCAGTAACAGTTTCAGGTACAGTTTCAGTAACAGTTTCAGTAACAGTTTCTGTAACAGGCACAGTTTCAACTGGAGCTTCTTTAGCTTTTACAGTTTTCTTAGTTTTAGTAGTAGTCGTGGTAGTTTTAGCTGTAGTAGTTCTGTTCATTTTTAATCTTACTAAAGTATTTTTTTTATAATTTCTTACGCACTAAGGCTATAATTAAAAGGAAAAATAAGTATAAATCAATTTTTTATTATTCGTTTTTTTTATATATTTTTTTAATACTCAATTTTAATATAAGAGTTAATGTTAGAAAGTATAATTGATTCGACATTTACAGAAGGTATGAAAAACCCTATATTCTTCGATTTCACATTACAACAAAAACAAAATTATTTAGTTTTACTAGATAGTTTAGGTGTTGAATATATTGAATTAATATGTTTACAAGATATACACGATTTAATACAATTTAAAAACACAAGTGGTTTGAATATAAAATTCATAATATGTATAAATTCATTAGATGATGTTGGTGAATGGCTCCAATATATCGAAAAAACAATTCAGTTACAATATATTGATGTGATTTGCGTTAAATCACAGTGTATATTATTTATTGATAATTTAATAGACAATTTGAAATTATTAAAAAGTAAACTACCAAAAGTAGAATTGCATTTTTGCATATCTGACTCGTTTAATATAGAAACAAACTCTTTATCTACATTATATCTTAACATTGATGATTATGTAGATTGTATATGTCTTGAAGATACTCGTGGTAATATTGTACATTCAGATATTGAAAAAATGATATCTTTGATTAAAAGTGTAACGTCTTCGGATATTGATATAAGATGTCAATTTTCTAATAATAATTCAAGTTCCGTATGTAATACATTTTTTGCATTACAAGAAGGTTGTAAATATATAACTACATCAATTTTTGGTTTAGGTGATAAAAATGGTATTACTGATTTAACAGGTATAATTAACAGAATTTATACAACTACTCCAAATAGTAAATATAATTTACATTTTTTAAAACTATTAGAATTATATACAAGTAATATACTTGATATACCCATCCCTATTTCAAATAGACATAATTTATTAATTCAACACGACAATATCAATATATCTAAACATTTAGATGATTTTGGATTGTTCATATTTAATAAAGATATCGAGGTTGACGAATTGAAATATTTTTTATATAAATATTTACCTAAATTTTTTAATGCCTTAGATGACAAGTACATTCAAAAATTATGTATTTGTATAAAAAGTGATTTATTACAAAATGAAAACTTATATATACAACTTAATTATGATCAGAATATTGCCATAAAATATCTATTACAGTATATAAACTGACAAAGTGTGAACTGACAAAGTGTGAACTGACAAAGTGTGAACTGATAACATATAATATTATTTAGTTATATGTTACATAAGTGTGTGTACATTGTTATACAAGTGTAAATTTATTTACATAACAAGTGTATAAGCGTGATAAATACCAGCAACAGCGATAATGTATTTAATGTATTTTTCAATATCACCACCACCAGTAACCATTGTTACGATATCGGTATTATTGTAAGCGACGAGACCCCAGTTGATTGCTCCGGCAATCAACAAAATTTGAACAAGAAGAGTTAACATATTTTGATAATTCATTTTTTTTATATTATATAATAATAAAAAAAATTACAACAAAATATTTATTATTTCATTATTAAATGTTTTTAAAAATATTTTAGATTGCCATAAATATTGTTTATTTATCATATCTAAACAAATTTCATTCGGATAATATATATTTATATCTTTTGTATTAAAAATCCTTTTCATTTTCTTATATAATTCATCGTCTATTGAATTGATAATTTCTAACAATGAATCTTTGGGTAAAACCATAAACAATTGTTCTAATGTTGTTACTGGTTTTGTTTTTTTAAATTTTATATTTCGTAAAACATTTACATTATCTTTTGACAAGTATGAAAATAAATCACTAACAAATGGTGTAGCATAATGATCATAATACCAATCCCAATTTTCATGACAATGACCATTATAATAACCTAAAATCCAATATAGACCATTTATATAATTTTTACAAATTAGATTAATATCCTGTATATCATAAAATTTATAATATCTATCTTTGTAACCTGATGTATTGTATTTTATAAAATCATCTTTGTAAATATGTATATCGTTTACATTTACGTTAATACTTTCTAAATCAAAAGTATCCTTGTAAACTGATCGATTATTTTTATATGCACTATAAACATTTGTAAAAAAATAATCTTCTGTTTTTGATAAATGATAAAATAAATCCTTTAAAAAAAACAAGTTTATAGATTTATTGATATTTTTCGAATCTAATTCATTCAGATTAATAATACCACAGTAATCTTTTGTGTTTAATAATTGACAATAATATTTTAGTAATACATCTATACCACCTTCCTTTATCATTAAAGAAGGTATGTGTTCAACAAAATCATTACCCAACAAAAAACATAAGAATATATAATCGTATATAAGATTTCTATCATTAATTTGTTTCTTAATATTTTGTTTTACATCTTTGCATATGTATTGTCTTAATTTCTTAATATCTAAATATGTATACACCTTATCTTTTTCTAATAATTTGTTATTAAATGTATTGTCTCTAATCAACACAATTTTGTCATAATTTACATTAATTAAACTTAACATAATTAAGTCTGCATCTAAACCGTATATACATATCTTATTATCACAACCAATATTACTTATATCTTTCATCATCTTATGTTCTCCCTCACCTGGTTCATTTGAATCCGAAATAAAAACTGTATAATTATTACTAATTTGATTTTTAAAATCATGTAATCTTTTAATTAATTTGTTCATAAAGTCAGTACCTGGTGTAATTTTATTTGAGTTCCACACTGGTGTTTTTTCATTTTCATTTTCATTTTCATTTTCATTATCATTATGTCCAATATGTTTGAAGAAATGTGATTTATATCTTCTTTCTCTTTGCTGATTCATTTTTGCTCTTGGTGCTACTCCATCTATCATAATATGTATTCGTTTTGGTTTTACTACATTTATTATATATCTTGTATAATCTAAACAATTTTGTATAATATTTTCTTCAATAATATTAGTATCTACTATTGAAGTATCAATCGAATTTAATGTTTGTTGTGCACAAGGATGAATCATACTGTTGTAATCCAAATATAAATAATCTATATTTGATGTAGATATACTCTTTTCATCAATTACAAGATCATTTTCTATATTGTATTTTTTATATATTGTATAAAAGTACCACGGTATACCCATTTATTATTTTACAAAAAATATATTTTATTCAGTTTTTATAAAATGATTTCATAAAAACAATAAAGCAATAAAGTGATCTAAATTAATAAATGTGATCTAAATTAATAAATGTGATCTAAATTAATAAATGTGATCTAAATTAATAAATGTGATCTAAATTAATAAATGTAATCTTGATAAATTAAAAAACAATCTTTGTTATCGTTAAATTTAAATCCTTGATCTCTTAACAATTTTTTGTAGTATAAGAAATTCATTTGTTTAATATCTTCTTCATCTTCTTGTTCTTCTTCTTGGTCTTCTACGATTTCTTCTTTAATATCTTCACCTTCCAATATATCATCATCTAATACGTAATCGTCATTGTCATCCTTGTTTGAATTATTATCTTCATTTTCTAAATATAATTCATCTGTTGTATTATCAATTACACTTTCATCATCTTTTGTATCTTCATAACCAGTTTCGTCATTTATATCATCTTTGGTTACATCATCTGCTGCTTTAAGATCTTTTCTGCTTTTATTTTTTATAAATTTAATGCTTGTAACAATTCTATTATAAACACCATTCTTATTAAATGTATTCTTTGATTTAATGTAATCTTTGATTAATACATCTGGATCAACATTTACATCATATTTATATCTACGTTTTATTTTTGATTTAGGTTTAATAGTAATTTGAAGATTACAATCGTTTTTAATGTGTAGTTTTTTAATATATTCATTTCTTCGTTGTTTAATGTTATTATTTAAACGTTCTTCTATTAAATTTTTATAGTAATTTAACAATTCACCTCTCCTTCTTTCTAATTCCTTTAAAATATCTGAATTCTTTTCTATTAATTCAAGACAATTACAAATTTCATTTACAATATTCTTATCGATATTTAAAAAGTTGAAAAAATAACCATTCGAATTTTTCGTAAATTCAACTTTTGACATTCTTAAAATATTCAATATATGTATTTTTTCTTTGTTTTGTAATTTACTTATACGTTGTATAACATCTTTTATACGAAATGAATCTTCTTCAATGTCAAAATTCGTATTTAAATTACTTTTATCATCGTATATTTGAATTTCCATTTGGTCTTCCGTTTGATCTTCCGTTTGGTCTTCCGTTTGGTCTTCTGTTGTTTGGTCTTCTTTTAATAATTTATCAATAGTCATATGTATAATCTGTAATTATACTAAAAATCGTTAATAATACAATTTTTTTTTAGTTATAAATATAAATGTCCGGAAACATACATGATACAAATGTGATGAAAATTAGAATTTTAATAAGTGACTTTATAAATGAATTAGAAGAAACTATTGAAAAAGGTGATGATATAGTAGATTATGAAGATATGTTTAAAGAGAAATATAAGTATATTATAGAAACTTCTGAAAATTTATATAAGATGATTTATGATCAATACAAAATATCTGTTTTTGATAAAAAATTTTTCTTAAAAAACATAGAAACTATGTTACAAGCAATTGAGAGAATTCAACAGGCAAAAGTAACACAATATGATGCATCTAAACAAATAGGTGAAATGTTAGCAGGTCATTACATACCACAATTAAAGAAATAATTGTTTATTATTTTTATTTATTTTATATACTTAAATATAAAATGAGTGACAACATTAGTGTAAACGAGACAGAATCCATAGGATTTTTTTCAAAGCTTCAATCTAAACCAATAACTTCCAATGAACCACCAAAACCAACACCAATAACTTCTAATCACCCACCAAAACCAACCCCGATAACTTCTAATCACCCACCAACACCTCAAGTTGAAGAAATTAAAGTTGAACAACCGCAAGTACAAGTTGAAGAAATTAAAGTTGAACAACCGCAAGTACAAGTTGAAGAAATTAAAGTTGAACAACCGCAAGTACAAGTTGAAGAAATTAAAGTTGAACAACCGCAAGTACAGGTTGAAGAAATTAAAGTACAAGTTGAAGAAATTAAAGTTGAACAACGGCAGGTACAAGTTGAACAACTACAGCCTCAAGTTGAAGAAATACATAATCATGAAGATATAGCATTAGATTTTATAAATAAGGTGAATGGTGTAACTAAAAATTTGGGTCATAATAAATTACAATTACACGTTGACGAATTAGAAAAACAAATAGATAAATTTAAATGTAATGAAAGGGAGTATGAAATGAAGATGAATTTGTTTAAAAAAACTATATCAACATTACAGGGGCAATTACAAGAAAGATCAGCTTATATAACAATGATGGATAAACAACATATAGATCCACAATATGAAAAACAAATTGAGGATTTAAAGCAGATAATAAATGAAAAGGATATGTTATTATCTAATAAAAACGATGATATTACAGATGTAATTAGACAAGTTGATATATTAAATGTTAATTTGCGTAATTTGTCTATAGAAAGAGAGGTATTAATTCAGCAAACAAGTGATGCAAAAAAACATTATGGGTCTTTAGAAACACATCATCAAAGACAATCTATTCAATTACAAGTTAACGAAGAAACTATAAATAACTTACAAAGTAAAATTATATTAGAAGAAAATTTGAAAACCAATTTACAAAAAGAATTGTCTGATATGAAAGATGAATTAGTAAAGTATAGAACGGATATAAAAAATACGACTATACAAAAGGACTATGAAATAGATAGTTTAAAGAAACAAATTGAAACTTTTATAAAATCTAGTGACACAAATGACCAGAGTAAAACATTAGATAAAAATATTACATTAGATAAGATAGATGGTAGACCACTTCAACGAAGAAATAATATTAATAGAAGTAGATTACCAACAAATGGTGTATCAAGAAGAAATATGCCTGTTTAAAAACTTGTTATTACATTTACAGTAAAATCTATACGATTCGTATTTTTATTATTATATAAATATAATTTTGTTCGAATTTGTAATAAAGGGTATTCGTACGGATTCCAAGTTAACTCTAGTTCATCGTCATTTATACCATCTGATTTTACCAATTCTGTTATTGTACCAGATTTGGAAACATCTGACCTAGAAATACAATAAATTGCATTAGGGCCACCTTTTTCCTTTGAGTTTATTATGATTATAAAAGAACCTGTATTTTTTTTAATATAACCTATATTTAAAGTAGTATAACCCTTATAATCTTTATTTTCATTTGATACATCAAGAGATAATATAATATTATTATTATTAGTATTAATTTCGTCTAATGAATTTATGTTAAATAAATCTTCAAACCACGATATAGGATTAATATTTAACATTAAAAGAAAATGTCTTTTTATTATAAATTAATAACTAAATTTTTAAATCATGTCAATTAGTAAAGTAAATTGTAAAGTAACTATTCGTTAAAAAAATATTCTTCTAGTTCGTCAATTTTAGGTTTATTATAATAATATTGTGATTTTTTCATTTTGGGAATTTTTATATGTCTTACACTATCATCGTCTTGATTACCTGTGATTTTTAAATTTTTTGATATACTTTTTGATAAATTATCTTCTGATTTTTCATAATTTTTATGCAAGTTATCTGATGAGACATAATGTAAAGAACGTTCACTTTGTTCTTTATCAACAATTAATAATTGATCTGAATTTGGTCTTATACTGATACTGTCTGATTTAGATGATTTAGAATCAAAGTCGTATTCTATTTGAATATTAGTTTCATCTATATCTTCATTAATGAATTCTAAAACTGTTTTAATTTTATCACTTGGTAAAAATAAGTTTAAGACATTTTCCAATTCTTGTGTTAAGAAATTTGTTTTTAATTGGTATAATGATTTGGGATTTTCATATACTATTCTTGAAATATGTCTTAAGCATTTTAAATAATATTTTTCAATGGTAGGAAAGGTATGATTTTGTAAAAGTGAATCGACATAAATATCGGGTTTATTTATTAAGATTTCAGTTGATAGTTTAATAATATTAATTAATATAACTTGTAAATCTTCTTCTGTAACATCTTCCTTTTTAGATAACCATTTTAAAAATTTAGAGTATTCCTTATTCATCTTTTTCTCTGACCATTTTGGGATTTTTAATAATATTCTTTGAAAATCTGGATACAAACTTGCTCGTGTACGTTTTGTAATATGTAACTCTTCTTCTTTTTCAAAAACCCTGGTAAGATATTTATATATATGTTTTATGAGAATATTATGTAATTTTGATTTTAGACGATAAATTTTATCAATATTACTTTTAACTAACATATTATATTAATATATGTATTATTTTTTTATTTTAATTTCTGCGAATGGAAATTATAAATTTTAATATATAATATAAATAAAGATGAATTATCATTTATTTGTATTAACAATCACGCTTGTAGTATATTTTATAATGAAAAGATATTATAGTAAACAGGAGGTTGGGTCTGGTAATAAAAGTAGTAGATTAATCTACTTAATGTCAGTTCCATTTGTAATGTATGTATATAAATACATGTCTAACGATGACATTGATCTTACGTTAATGACAAACGTTGCAAGTCCGATAAATCCAAGTACAGATATCATATCTGAACCATTATTAACTGAATTGTATCCAGAAACATCAGTTAATATTTCATCATCATCAAGTAAGTCATCTTAAATCAAGAAAAGGTCATCGTGAATGTAATGTATTTTTGTATAGTATTTTTGTATATCATTTGTGTATTACTTTTTAAAATTTAATTTCTATGATTTATGTAAGTAATGAGTTTATATTACACTGATGATAATTTTTTAAATAAAATGGAGTTTTTAGAAAACAAGTCTGAAAATAAAAAATCACATATTCATCAGGAACCTACACAAATGTTATTAAGAAATTATATATCAAAAGTTACTCCTTTTGAAAGTGTATTATTATATCACGAAGTAGGTGTTGGTAAAACTTGTACCTCTATAACTATTGCTGAAGGTTTTAAAGAATATATATATAATATGGGTAAAAGGATTCTTGTTCTTGTAAAAAACAAGAATATAGAAAAAAATTTTATGGGTGAATTACTTAGTAAATGTACAAGGGAAGAATATTTAGACAATGAAGAATATGATATATATTCTAGTAAAGTAGGTTCAAAGGAATCAGAGAGAAATGAAATTATTCATAAGGCTACAAAAGTTATTGGAAAATCCTATCAATTTGTTACATATGGTACTTTTATTAATAGAGTGTTAGGTGCTAAAGAATTTGAAAAGGATGAATATGGTAATACTACAAAAAAAGTTAAACGAACGAAAACAGGTGAAATTAAGCGTAAACATATAAAGGATGAAATAAAGAATCTTAATAATACAGTGATTATAGTAGATGAAGCTCATAATGTTACAGGAAATGAAATATATACTTCTTTAATGAAGGTATTATCAAAATCTTACAATTATAGACTAGTTTTATTAACAGCAACGCCTATTTATGATAATTCAACTGAGATTTTTGAACTAGCAAATATATTAAATGTGAATAATGAATCTTTACAATTTCCAATTGGGAATACCTTATTAAAACAAGACATTAACGGTGATAGTTATCTAATAAAGAAACGGTCAGAGTACATTAATAGATCTGTATTAAAGGGTGATATTTATGAAATCACAGAATTAGGTAAAAAGAGATTAAAAAAAGCATTGGAAGGAAAGGTATCATATTTACGTGCTAATACAGAAACGAATCCTAAAAAATTTGATATAGGAACTCCTTTAATTAATATAACTGGTACGACGAATATAGTTTTATGTGAGATGTCACCATATCAATATAAAACATATATAAATGCTTTAAAAACTGATCTTGGTGAATTTAGTAAATATGACATGTCAACAGCTATAAAATTATTAGAATCAGAAGAAAATATTTCTGAAAAAGAAGTTGGCGTTTCAAAGGCAAGTTCTTTATATAAAAATAGTAGTGACGCATCCACGATGACATATCCTGACCAAGGATATGGTAAGGAAGGTTTTTTAAATAGTTTTAGTTTTAATAAAACTCGATCAAAATATACTTTGAATGATAAGAAAATTTTAACAACAGATTTGATAAATTATTCTTCAAAATTGTATAATTTGTTAGAGAATATAAATAAGAACGAACGAGGTAATGTATTTATTTATTCAAATTATGTAAATTATGGTGGAACGTCTTTATTACGCCAATTATTTTTAAACAATGGGTTTTTTGAATTTTCTAATAAAAATATGCCAGAAAATAGACATTACAAAAGTTTTACAGTGTTTGATGAAAGTACAAGTTTACGAGACAGAGAAAATTTCAAAAGAACATTTAACAATGAGGATAATAAAGATGGTAAGTATATAAGAATTATAATAGGTTCACCTATTCTTTCAGAAGGTATTACTTTGAAAGCTGTTAGACAGGTACATATATTGGAACCTTATTGGAATATGAGTAAGATAAATCAAATTATAGGTAGAGCAGTGAGAAATTATTCTCATCATTCTTTAGAACCACAAGAAAGAACGGTTGAAATATATAAATATGTATCTGTATTTTATAAAAATGGTGATCGTAATTTAAATAGTGCAGATGATTTAAGTAAATTCTTTATAGATAGAGAAAAGTATATATTGTCAGAAGAAAAAGATAGAAGTAATAAAATTATCGAAAGACAATTAAAAATAACAAGTTTTGATTGTTCATTGAATTTATTTAGAAATAAAATAGTTGATGGTGTAGATGGATCAGCAGAATGTGATTATACTAAATGTAATTACGAATGTGAACATAAACCTAAAAGTGACAGAGTTGATAAATCTACTTATAAAATGTACTTGACATTTTTTAATCAATTTGATATATATTATATATTAGAAACTTTGAAAATGATGTATCAACAATCTTTTATATGGCATTTAGATGATATTAAAGAATCGATTAGGAAATTAGAACCATTGATTTCAGAAGAAACAATTTATACAACACTCAACTATATAGTTGAAAACAAAGTATTTATGTTTGATATGTATGGAAGAGAAGGGTTTGTTATAAGAACTGGCGAGTATTATATATTTAATGACGCTGATATAGACATAAACACATCTATCTATTCAAAGATATTAGATTTTTCTACAGATGTTAATAAATATACATTAGATGAATACGCAAACAATTTCTTAAACATAAATTTATTCCAATCTGATAAAATAAAAGGCATCAAAGGTAAAACACCACCTGGTGAACTGAAACCAGAAAAACCAAGTACATTAGATTTGTTATCCGAAGAACAATTAGAATACAATCGTCAAATCGAAGAAAATTATACAATATATGGTACCTACAGAATGAAGAAAACAAAGGAAGATTCTTGGGATCATAAATATGGGAAACGTGACGAAAAGTTTAGAATATCAGATATACGAAATGCCGTTTCTAAACAGAAAGATCAAAGAAAGGACATTACTGGAAAAGCAGCAACTAGTTACGAAATACCTGATTTACGTTCTATTGCTAAAGCATTAGATATTGAAATAAATGATACACACAATAAACCAGATCTTGTAAGAATGATCAAACGAGTATTAGAAAGTCAATCACGAATACTTAAGTAATAATATGTACATCTAAAAGTAAAGCTAAATATATCTAGACACGCAAACTATATGATCAAGAAACGTACATAAAAAATATTGAACAAAGTGAAGAACTTGTGGTTATTAGTTCAAGTGAATTTGATTCTGATCCAGATCATTTAGTAATATAATTTATATATTGATTTATTTACAAATTTATTTACAAAAATATTCATAAATTTATTTACAAAAATATTCATAAATTTTTTTAGATAATGCTTTTCCGATTTTTCTATTTTTACCTTGTATTTTCATTTCTGAAAAAAGATTTTCCTTTTGTGTGTCTGTTTCTAACGAACTGTATTTATCAACTAACTCTTTTATAGTTAGTATTGGATATGAAATAATTGTATCAGCTATATTAATAGATACACCTGGAATAAGACAAAGTTGATAACTTAATTTATTATCTTTAATTTTATCAGAACGTTTTACTAATTTTATTGGTGAAGGAGGTGTGGTTTGATTCTCTTTAAAATCACCGTTTTTAAATTTTTTGTATAATAATAACATCATATTAAAAGTATCCTGTTTATTTTCAGTTTGGATGATTTTATATTTGTGTTTAAATAATAAGTTTAAAAGTGATCCATTAATAATAGTATTGGATAAGCTATTTTTCATATCTGAAGCAATGCTACCTTCTATTAGATAACATATTTTATTGTAATCATTTATGGAATCTAATAAACGTTGTTTTTGTTCTCGAAACCTTCCATCTGTGATACTAGAACATAAATCTTTTATACTTTTTCTTTCAATAGCAAGTTGAATTGTATCATTATCATTAATGTCTTCTAATATTATATAGTCAGCTACTGGTAATGAACAAATTTTAAAAGTAATATCAACATTCAGAATATTTGTTTGTATTATATGGTCATTCACAATTTCACAATATTCACTTAAACGTTTTATATAATCGTTTTCCCTATAGTCAACTAATAAGAACATTTGTTTACACTTCCTGTGTTATAAAAAGTAATAAACAAAATGAAATACAACGAGATCTACTTTATAAATGTATTATTTTTACAAATGTGTTGTACTTTTACAAATGTATTATAATTAAATATTTAGTAGAATAAAAATATATGGACATATATAAAGAAATGGAATCATTAAATAGTGATGTTAATATAATTTTAGCTAATATGATAAATTTATTTCATATAATCGTTATATTATTTGTTTTGTTTATTCCATTTTCAAATGTACCAATGTTACTATTATTACATGTAGTTTTTAGTCTGAGTTTATTGGTTCATTGGTATAATAATAACAATCAATGTTCATTAACATTAATCGAATCGAAATTAAGAGGATTAGATGTAACAGAAAGTTTTACATATAAATTTATAGCTCCTTTATATGATGTATCTAAAACAGAATGGTCTAAAATCTGTTATTCTTTTACAATAGTATTAATGATCTTTTCAATATATAGATTGTATAATTCAAAACGATTACAAGATGCACTTCAATGTTTTTCTGAGATACGTAAACAACAAGAATGGGTATCAGGAACATTTTATGATAAATTAAGAATTTCAAATAAATGTTTTAAACAATTGTTTATTATCGTATAACTTGCGTAAATAAAACCCACTTTTTTTATTGTAAACAGTTAATATGGATATAGATTTCTATTCACAATACATAAATATAAATTTTGATGAGATTCTTATTGAATCTAATAATCATCTAATTAATTCTCAAAATGTTTATTTAACATATAAACAACAATATTTTAACGAATCTCTTAAAAATTATGATCTTTTTAAAAAATATAAAACAGAACTAGAAAGATTACAAAAATCTGATACTAATTTAACGTTACCAAATAAGTATCTATTCATTTATAAGGATACACAAGTTATAGAAAAAACTAAACAAAATTTAAAAAACGTGGTAATATCTCAAGAAAAATTATTAAATAATTTTCACCATTATATTACTTTATTGAATACAAATCCAAATATGTTTGAAGTTAAGAAACAAACACATCCTACGAATGAGAAAAAAAGCTTTTTATCCAAGTTATTTGTCAAGACGTAATTACATTATTGTCGATAATACAGAGATGATTTGTTTTGATTTTTCTCTTTGTTGTTCAAGTTTGTGTTTATAATCATAACAAGATCGAATTTCAATTTTGATTTGGCGTAATTGATTTTCTAAATTTTGTAAAGAATTTTCGTGGTTTGAAAGTAATTTTTTAGTAGACGATAAAAATTTACTATGAAGATACATCATATCTTCTGTTTGGATCGTCTCATCGCATATTGGGCATTTTCTACTTTGCAAGAATTCTGAATCAATTATTGGATAAGTGTAAATATCTTGCAAACTAGTTTCTGTCAAGCATTTAATATGGAAAATATGATTACAAGTTAGTATAATAAAAGTACCAGATGTGTCATTACAAATATTACAACTATGACATTCTTTTGAAATTGATGAACGAGTTGACGTAATATCACTTTGAACATCGTTGTCATTTTTTGATTTGTTATACATATCTCTTAATTCTGATACTTTACTTTTAGATCTATTATCATCATAATCATTATCTATTTTTTCGTAAAATGATTGTTGCATTTCAAGTAATTTACTCACCTTTCATAATAAAATCAATTTTTTATGAGAGTTTACAAAAATTAATTCAGATCATTCATTTAATAATTCATTCATTTAATAATTCATTCATTTAATAATTCATCATTCATTTAATAATTCATTCATTTAATAATTCATTCATTTATTTGAAATTCATATTCATAATTTGGTAAGATTGTAGATGATATTATAATACCACAATATTCTTCTGGTTGTGATGTATAATCTACATATGTATATATGTTTAATAAAATAGATTCTACAACTAATAATTTAAATATGTTTTTAAATTCATCCCCGTGACCTTGTATAGGGTGTCCAGTTTCATTATAGTTACATAAATGAGCTAGTTCGTGTAATATTACATACATTAACAAATTAATATCATATATTTTTTCTTTATCGTCTCTTGTTCTTAAGCAAATATGCATATCTTGTTTATCAACTGTATATGTTGTATAACGATTATCTATTGCCGCTTCTGATAAAACATTCGGATTGTAATTCTCTTTGAATTTTTTAATAAAATAATTCTTATTTTCATCATTAGCGTACTTTGTATCTAAATGATCGATTAATTTTATTATACGGTTGTTAATTTCACCTAATGTATTTGCAGAAGTTTTCAAATAATCATTACCCTTTGTGTCTGATTGTCTTATTAAATAATTATTGTTATCAATGTCTGATTTTACATAAGTATTTTCATTATATAGTTTTAAAGTTACAAAGAAATATACTAATAGTATTACTGTAATAAATATTAATATGGTATTCATTATTAATATCATTGAAAAAAGTTTTGTATAAATCATCTTAAAATTGATGATAACTCGAATGTTCAATTACATTTTTATCTCTAATTTACACACTGGACAAACTTTGGAATCTTCTTCATTAACGCATTTGGATAACTCTGTTATTAAATTTTCTCCATGGTTTTGTAGAAATTTTTTATATTCGTGCGAATTTTGAATATTGTATTTTTGTTGAAGATTTTTATTCAATTCACAACTAGGAGTATAATCTGTAAACATACGCCCATCACTCATTACAAACTTTGGCATTTTTATTTTATATATTATAAAGATAAAAAAAATCACAATAAAGATAAAAAATAACTGTATATATTAATTATTATTTATTAAAAATTGATCATATTCATTACAAGACATATCATACATAATTTGTTGAACAGTATTATTATTAGCCTCAAAGTACGTATCGTGCGTTTGTTGATTTGGTACTTGTTGATCGTTTGTTTGTTGATAGTGTTGATCGTATGTTTGTTGATCTGGTACCTGTTGATCGTGTACCTGGTGATTTGGTATCTGTTGATCTGGTACCTGGTGAATTGGTATCTGTTGATCTGGTACCTGGTGAATTGGTATCTGTTGATCTGGTACCTGGTGAATCTGTTGATCTGGTACCTGGTGATCTGGCATTTGTTGATTTGGCATTTGGTTGTTAAAATCTTCTGTATTCATATTAAATAGAGATGTTAACAATTCAGGTGTTAATAATGAAATATTATTATTTGGTGGTAATGCTGTAAATGAAGCAACACGTGCTAATGGAATTCTACCAATTGGTATAGAAGAAGTTATAGGAAAATTTGTTCGAGCTTCTTGTATATTTTGATCTGAATTTCTTTTTAAATGATCATTTATAAGAAGTAATTCATTATCTAATATTTTAAATGTTTTTGAAACATCATTTTTATATGATTGTAAATCTTTAACCCTAGATTTCATTTTTTTGTTTTCTATATGTAATTCATCGTAACTTTTATGTAATCTTGAATATTCTCTTTCTGATTCCATGAACTTGTTAAAATAATACCAAGATACAACACCAAAAATAACACATATTATGGTGGATAATTGACTTGTCATAAGGTTTATTTTACTATGTAATAATATATAATAAAATAACGATTACTTAACGTAAAAGTTCATTTTATTATTTGTTATATATGATATATGAATAAAGAAAGTGTTGTGTCTAAACCCGTGTTAGTTGAATCCAATCCAGTTGTATTCCAGCAACCAAAACAACCGGCTTATAAACGTTACGTTATAAATATTATAGATTTAAAAAAATGTTTTAAAAATAATTTAGGTATTACGTGTGAATTATATAGATTATTTGATGAATTGTCTATAGAATGTTTTAATGGCAATCTATATAAACGAGAATTATGTTATGATCAGTTATGTATTTGTTTAGATAGTATAAATGATAATATGTGTAATGTTATGTTAATGAAAAAATTAACTTGTATAATATACGAGTCTGGTCTATGCAATATAGAGTATGATTAATTGATTTAGCGCTATTTTAATATTTGTATTGTATACCAATACAAATATTTTTTAAAATGTTTGAACTATAATTGTTGTTGTTTGAACTATAATTGTTGTTTGAACTATATAGTAATTTACAGAGATTTAGATCCAGAAAAATTTTGATATGTATTATTATTATTTTTATAATGCATTTTTCTAGGTGAAGATCTAAAATATTTTTTACCAGTATAATAAAAATTACAACAAACATAATTATTTTTCATTTCTAATAAATTGTTGTATACATTTTTAATAACTTGTTTTTTAGCTATATCATAAGGTCTAATTAAAGACATACATTCATCATATGAAAACCAGCCTATATTTTGAACTTCGCCAGTTTGAATTTTGTTTTTATAATCTATTTTAGGTGGTGGTACATCTTTTTTAATTTTTACTAGATAATAAATGTGTCTATATCTAATACCATTTGTACCAACAAATTCTTCGTGAATAGTTGGATAATTTTTTATAAAATCATAACAATTCTTATTATAACCAGTTTCTTCATAAAATTCTCTTTCTGCACAAGCAATATTCGTCTCCTTCATATTTCTTCTACCTTTTGGAAACCCGAATTCGGTGTATTTAAAACACGTTTTAGATTGATTTATCAAATTAGGAACATCTAGTTTAGAAAATTTCTTATATGCAAAATCATATTCGTTTCTAAAACATTTACTATCGTGATTTACCCATAATTCTTTCCATATATCATCAAATGATTTTGTTAATAAAGATTGTTTTTCTTTTTCCGTCATTTCATTTAAAAAAATAGGTAAAACCTTATTATATTCATTTATATCTTCAGGATATTTACCTCTAACAAAATCTGTGAAACCCATAGTATCTTTTCTTTGTATCATTAAAAATTTAATTTTAGGATAAGATTGATTCTCACTATTTGATTTTGAATATGACAAAATATCTCTCAACTCTAGATTTTTATCAAGTAATTCATCATTTTCATCTTCAACAATCTTAAAAGCTATAATCCCAAAACTCGTAATAGGACCGTGACAATCTTTAACAACGTGACCTTTTTCACCACAATTCACACAATAAATATTCTTGTATTTTGATTTATTTGGTGATTTCTTCTTGATATTATTATTATCATTATAATAATTAATATTAAAAGTATTAGTGTTAGTATTAGTGTTATTGTTATTGTTATCAGTGTCAGTGTCAATTTCATTTAACGAATTGTTTATTGTGTCAATTTCATTTAATGAATTGTTTATTGTGTCAATTTCATTTAATGAATTGTTTATTGTGTCGTCGTTTATTGTGTCAATTTCATTTAATGAATTGTTTATTGTGTCGTCGTTTATTGTGTCAATTTCATTTAATGAATTGTTTATTGTGTCGTCGTCGTCTTCATTAAATATTAAATTATATAAGTTTGATATATCTTGATTTGACATAACATGAAATATCGTTATTATTGTTAAATAAATTAATTTTCATTTTTAAATTCGCTTTTTTATTAATCGTTTTTATTATTAAAATTTAAATGTATTGATACTATATATATATAAATGATCGATTTGTATCTTTTTAATACTATTATAAATACAATATGGTATTTGTTTACTCTATTATTTGTGTTATATAAGTTTACATCACTATTTAGTTATGGTTATAATTTTTTACGTTTTTGTGGTAAATTATTTAATAGTTTATACTATGTATATGATAGAATAACAATTTATATAAAAAGAAGAAATGGATATGAATATGTAGAGAATTTAGAGTCACAGAACAATTCAAATCCTCAACCCAAAACATTACTACAATCTTGTAAAACATATTTATCAAAACAATATGATCATATTTATTATAAAGTTTTTGGTAAGAGAAACAATTATAACCATCCGAGAGATGATAGAATTAATTTGGCAGAGATTACAATTATGAATAATACCGAATCTTTTACACTGAATAAAAATAAAAAAGATTATGAAAATGAGTTATTTGATCAACAAATGAATGAATTATGTTTAAACAGTAGTTCAATAGAACTTAATTATATTCAAAACCAAGCTTACGAAGACCCTAATTCACACTATAAATCAAATGTGTACAATCATTCAAATGAATATGAATCAAATGTGTACAATCATTCAAATGAATATGAATCAAATGTGCACAATTACGAATCAGATATATACAATCATTCAAATGAATACGATCCACTTATTGAACCTACCATAGGTAATTCAGAACTAGATGCACATTTATTTGATAAATCAAGTAAATATTCTTCTTCTAATGATAAATCTTCTTCTAATGATAAATCTTCTTCTTCTTCTAATGATAAATATTCTTCTTCTTCTAATGATAAATCTTCTTCTTCTTCTAATGATAAATCTTCTTCTTCTTCTAATGACTTGGTAAAAAATAAAAATATAACACGTGATGTTTTTCATAATGTAAACTTGAATAATGATAGTTTTCTAAACAATAATTATTTCAATGACAATGACACGTATTCAAATAAACTCCAAAATGGCGTTTCAATACATTTAGAACCAGTACAATTAATAATAAAGGATAAGTTAGATACAATACCAGAAAATTCTGTAAATTTTAAAGTTTACGAATATGAAAAAGAGCATGAAAAAAAGAATGAAAAAGAACATGATAATGATATAGTTGAAGAAGAAATTAATACAAGTGTTAGAGAATGTAGTGTATTAGAAACTATATTCGAAGAATCTGAACCAAATGAGAATCTTTATGGTAATTATGGTAATCACTCAAATTATCAAAGTTATTCCTATACACAAGAATCTGATGAATTACGTAAAGAAATATTAAAAAACCCTTATATATAAATATATATACTTGTAAAAATATATATAGTTGTAAAAAATGGTACTTGTTATGTGATATATAATCGTTGTTTATTCGTCGTCGTCAGAATTTTCATCTATTTCTTGAACTTTTATTCTCCATCCGTTAATTTTGGGCATATTTTTCTTATCTAGTTTAAATTCTGTACACAATCCATTTTCAAGTTGTTTAACAAAAAGATTAAATTTACCAAATGTGCTACGCATTGTGAAATCAGATTTGTATATATCTTTTAATTGATCTTTTGTTATATAATCTGACTTTTCTCCAATTACGATATTTTCTTCTATGAATTGTTTAATAACATTATTGTCATTTTCATATTTCTTTGTAACTTGTAATACTGGTATTGGTGGTAATAAACTTTCAATTTTATACAATTTGTAATAATCAATTAATATACACATAAAAACACATTGGTAATTTTCTAATTTTGATTTTAATGCTTTGTCAATTTTAAATTCATATATGCCATTTTTTATATTTTCAGGATCTGGTTCTTCGACAAATCGTGATATAAATTCTGTTATTTTAAGACGTCTAATAACACCACCGTCTAGATCACTTATGCTTGGTATTTTATTACAAGCCATAAAAAATTTAGAACAAGGTTTGAATTCTATTTGTGAGCTATTTAATTCACGAGTTGATATTCTATCACCACCAGTTAAAGATTTCATAACATCAGCTTGTATTTGATCATTTGACCCTGGTTCTTGCATAATAACACAACGTTTGTTTTGAATATTTGCTAATGCACTATTTGCTGAATTTGCAGATTCTCTTTTACCTGTAATTAATGAGACTGGACTTATACAAGAATATTCACCAAGTGCTTTTAAATGTAAATCCATAATAGTAGATTTACCGTTACCACCTGTATTATTTTTACCAGACCAAATATAAAAATTTTCATCTCTAGTGTGACCATCTAAACACGATGCTAATGCTTTTAAAGTAAATTCTCTAACTGATTTTTGTGGTAAAATTTTACATATAAGTTCCATTAGTTCAATATACAATGGGTGATTTTGTTTATATTCTATAAATTCGTATCCAGTGGATAAAGATATATAATCAGAACTTCTTCCTTTTCGGAATTCCATTTCTTTAAGATCGTAAATGCCATTTTCAAAACCTATCAAGTCTTTATCTTGATCTATAATTTTATTAAAATTAGAATTGTAAAATTCAAGTTCTAAACAATTTAGTTTAATACCATTACCAAGTTTTTGTAAAATGATATGATAATTTTTTATTATTTCTTCACTCGCACCTTCTTTAATTAATTGACGTCGATATTTTTCTATTTTAGTAAAGACTTCGTTAATAATAAGAACTCTAAGATTATAACTTTTGTTTTCTTTTTTCCATCGAATACCGTTAAAGTAATACCATTCATTCTTTTCAGGGGAACTACATACAAAATTTTCTCCATATAATCTATATATCAATTTACTTAATACATTATCAAAAGGACGTAAATATTTAATATCATGATTTGGTATTTCCTTTGATAATTCGTTAAATTCTTCTAGATTATCAATTCTTGCCAAATGAATTAAATTATTAATAGTATAAATATACTCACTATTTTGAAATGAATCCCAGGCTATATTTGCATCCTTTTCATCGTAATTTTCCCATTTTATTGAAAAATAATGCCATAGATCTATATAATCTCTATTAATAGATGATAATATATATCCTATATTTAACCATTTTGATCTATCTGCCCATCTTTCAGGATCAAGAATATCCAAATATTTTCTAATAACTTCTTTATCAGAGTATATATCTTCATCATTATTCATAAGATGAACTTTTTTTGAATTGTCCTTTTTCTTTTCTGATTTATAATTAAAAAGTATACTTTCCGGTTCAATATTTGTAATACACGTTTTTAAAAAATGATCAAATGTTGTATCTTCTGGACTAATAATATTTTCTTGTAATTCTGTTAAAAATGAATTTGTATCTATAAGATACAGTGGTCTATTTTGACCACATTTTGTTGATAATAATGTTCTAAAACAAATAGGTGAGTAGACTTTTGTGTCTATGATTTTTTTATCAAATAAATCTCTAAATTTTGGTTTCAATTGTTCTTCTAAATAAACATGAATACTTTTTGCTTTAGGAAAGTGTACACCATCAAAAACAATATGGTAACTCTTTTTTTCAGTGTCAGGATATGATTTTAAAATATATACACCTTTTATATCCGGTAACATCTGTCTTATACTATTAATAACATTCAATATATCAGTTTTATGTTTGATTCCTTCATTATCATCTAATTTTTGAATTCGACGTTTAATATCCGTGTTATCAATAATTTCTAATTTTTTATCATAATCAATATATAACTTCATAGGCTGATTTGCACTCCAAGATTCGTAATAATGAGATTTATTCACTCCTCTTTCTTTTATTTTATTCCATATATTTTTATATGAATCTGCTATAAATATCTTTGACGACGAACTATTAAGATCCCTTTGGAAAAATGCTAAATTCTTACTTTCGCAAATTTTTATACATTCCGCCTTTTGTCCTTTTGAAAATTCCATACCTATAGAATCATTGTTGTCAATCTCAGCCATACTAATACTTAAAAATATATAAAATTTTATTTTTAAGTATAGATTAAAATAATGTAATTTAAATTTTATATTAACCACTATTTAATATATATGTCAAAGCATTATTCCATCCACCAAATATATTATACACTGTTCTCTCAGAAAATGGATGTTCTTTATCTCCCGCTATAGGTATCTTGTTATATTTTTCATAATAGCATTTTAAATATTTTATGATAAATTCCCTTTTTATTCTCTCTTTAGTCATCAATAATAACTTATAAAATAAATTATTATTCAATTTAAATTAAAATCTAACAATTCATTAAATCACATAATACTTTTTTAAAATTTAATTTATGTAAAAATAGATTGAATTGACCTTTTACGAACTCTTTGTTAAATTTACCCTTATCAATTATAGTGTAATATTCGCATCCATTATCTACAATAATTTTACGTTTTAATGCATCTCTTGCTTTTTGTTTATTTGAAATATTAGGACCATAATGCCAGTAGAAACCGTCCCATAAAATTGCTATTTTCAAACTTTTTATGTAGATATCAC